CCTGCACCGGTTCGGTGCAGGGCCTGTTCTATGTCCTGCGCTCAGCGCACTTTCGGCGCCGAGGTTACGGGCTCGACCTGCGGCCTGATGCCGGCCAGGGCGAATCCCGCCAGGATCACCGCCATCACACCGCCGATCACCGCGTCCGACAGGTGCAGCCCGTACTCCGCGAACAGGGCGGCCACCGCCACGAACGCCGCGGTGAACAGCGCCGGTGCGATCGGGCGGGTGGTGACCGCGATCAGCACACCGGCGAACGCCGCGGTGAGCGCCGCCGCCTGCCCGGCGTTGAGAAAGTCCACGTTCATGGCGGCAACGGCGGTGAGCACCGCACCCGCGAGACCAACCCAGAGTGAGGGCTCACGCCCGAAAATCTGCACGATGTTCCTCTTTCCTTTCAGCTCGAAGCCCGCGCGAGGCGAGCCATGATCTCGGCCACGACCTGCTGGGCCAGCGCGGCGGGCAGGGCGGCGACCACGGCCTGTGCGATCTCCGCCGCCTCAGCCTGCTGCAGCTGCCCCAGCAGCCCCTGTACCTGGCCGAGACGCTGGGTGATCAGCGCATCGTTCGCGTTGAGCTGCTTGACCGCCTCACTGACGGCCAGGTCGGTGCGGCGGCGGGTCTCCATGTGCTGGCCGTCCAGCCATCCCAGCCACACCTTGAGCGGCAGGAACCGGCCCTTGGTGGTTCCGTCCTCGATCTGCAGGTTGCCCACCGCGGCAGCTGCCGCCGCGGCGATCTTCGCGATCTCGGCATCGGTGATCGGCATGTCATCCTCCCTGATCTCGGCGATGCCGAGTCGTCCCGTCCTGTTGTCCGCGGCCTGGCTCCAGCCGCCGGAGAAGTGCGCGTGCTTGTCGTGCGGATTCGAGCCGGTGTAGACCCGGCTCGCCCATCCCGTGTTCACGTGCCAGATGTACGACACCGAGCCACCGGCCGGCCGATAGATGATGTAGCGGAACGGCTGAGACTTCCCCCAGCGCTCGGCGCGCATCCCCTCGATCAGCCACCGGATGAGCACCAGCATCCAGTCGGTCTTGCTCCCCGGCACCAGGTCGCGATCGATGTCGACCGCTCGCACCTCGTCCAGCGCGTCCCCGTCCTTGAACTCCGCCTTACCGGTGCGGTCGGGATTGTGCCCGCTCGACCCCGTCTGGTGCGCCAGGTCACCCACCGACCCGTCCGTGCTCTTGTCCCGGCCGGGAAACACCTCGTTGAGTTCCCCACGGAACGCGCTCAGCCCCGACGTCAGTACCCAGGCCATGTGTCCCTCGGATCCTCGATCGGCTGCGACTCCCCGAACCAGAGCGGCCAGTCAGGCGGCGCGCTCTGGTCGTCCCACGGGTCGGGCACCTCCTGGCCGATGTGCGCTTCGGGGTCCTCGTCCGGCGCCGCCTCGTGCGGTCCTGTCATGTGTCACCCCACCTTCCCCTCGGTGGACAGCCTACCGCCTGCTCCGCCTCGTGCGCGCTGCTCGCCGGGCCATACGGCTGCGCTGCCCGTGCGTCACGCCGGCGTTCGAGATCGCCGCAGCCTTGCTCTTGCTCATCCCCTTGCGCCGCAGCGCGCGATACACGTTCTGCCGAGACTTCCGGACGTACCCGTACCGCCCGCCCCTGTCGCTGACCACCGCGCCACCTCCGGTTGACAGATACCCACTCAGGTACGATGAAGGCCCCGCGCAGTTGCTGCTGCCGGGGCCGTTGAGCACCACCCGACACCGAAAGGGCGGCACTATGTCCAATGCTCTCACATCTTTTGACTTCGAAGGCAGTGACCTTCGATTCGGAACCACCGACGCCGACGTGCCTTACGTTGTGGCGTCGGATTTCGGCAAGGCTCTCGGCTACCGGGACGCGCGTGACGCAACGCGACTGCTGGATGACGCAGAAAAGGGTACGCAGATCGTGCGTACCCCAGGCGGACCTCAGGAAATGTCCGTCATCTACGAGGACGGCATCTGGGAGTTGGTCTTCCGGAGCACGCTACCGGGCGCGAAGGTTCTGAAATCTCGGGTGAAGGAGATCCTCCGAGAGATCCGCAAGACCGGGCAGTACGCGCCAGCGCCGATGTCGGCTCTGGATGCCCTGGCCGCGTCGGTCGCGCTGCTGCAGGAGCAAGAGCGGCGCACCCTGGCCATCGAGGCACAGCAGGCCCAGATCAGCGCGCGGCAGGCCGCGATCGAGCAGCGCACCGAGGTTCTGGAAGAGAACCATGATCGGGTCGCCGCGATCGGGTACGCGAGCCTGCGCAAGATCCGAACGGACGTGCACTTCCTTAACCGGCTCGGGCGCCGCGCGTCGCAGATCGCCAAGCGAGACAGCATCGAGATCAGCAAGGTGCACAGCGCGATCTGGGGCGAGGTGAACGCCTGGCCGATCGAGGTCTGGGACGAGGCTCTGGAGTACATCTCCACACGATTCTGACCCCGGACATGAAGAACCCCCTCACGCCCACCGTGAGGGGGTTCTGGCTACTCGGACAGCTGCCAGCGAAAGCCGTTCTCGTCCACGCCGTCCCGCCCGACCCGCATGCACTGGTAGCACTGGTGATCACCGCGATGCCGCGCCCGCCTGTCGCAACCGTGCGACCCCCAGCAGGTGCGGCACCGGCTCCCCGACGTGGCCGGCGCGGCAGGTATCGCCTCATCGAGCGCCCGCCCACCTACCACGACCCGCGTCAGGTGGACATAGCGCTTCGCATACCGCATCCACCTGGCCGCCCTACTACGCGACATCCCCGTACCAGATCCACGCTCGCACCGCACCGCGCACGCCGTCCTTGCACGGGTACCACTTGCGGTCGCGCATGTTCTCCGCCACCCACCCGTCCACCGGCACCTGCGTGCGCAGAATCGCCTGCGCCGCCACCGCGTGCCTCTTCACGTCGGCCAGGTGCTCATCCCACCCCTTGCACGGGGCCTCACCCTGATGCGTGCCCTGCGGAACGAACGTCCACCACCGCGCCATCACTTCACCTCGTGAATCGGGTCGGACTCCAGTCGCTCGCAGCCATACCGCCACGTTCCGCCCACCTTGCACACCTTCGTGGCGAACGGGTCGTCACGGACCTTAGGATCGATCTCGAACGGGTGCGGGAAGTCCTTACGGAATTCACCCGGCGTGGCTTCGATGGGATCCACCCCCAGCGCCACAGCGACCTCGCGGAGACCGTGCACGTCCTCGGTGCCCAGGAACCCGCTCCCAAAGTCCATCGAGTGCACGAGCGCATCGAAGACGATCTGCACCGCCAGCTTCGGAACCTCGATCTTCTCACTGAAATCCGGCGTCACGTTCAGCGCGGCCGGATCCATTCCGTCATCCGTCATGCCACAACTTTACAGCGATGTCGGGGAAGTTGTCAACGCCCCGCGAACCCGCTCAGTCCCGTGGACGGCATCATGCCCTGCGGCTCGGCGTAGTTTTGGCCGCCGCCGCGGTGCCTGTCCGGCCAGAACGACATCACCACGCTGTCGCCGGCGTCGGGGGAGCGGCCGAGCAGCTTCACGACCTCGTCCTTCGGGGTGATCTTGATCTTCGGCGGCAGGCCGGAGGCCACGTCCCATTTCGGAGTGGTCAGATCGGAGATCATCAGATCGTCAGGCGGCAGCGCCACGGTCGGATTGTTCGCGGGATCCAGCAACTCGCGAAGATTGAAATAAGCCGCAGATCGGACATTTGAAAATCCATACTTTCCTGACGCGTCCCTGGTGGTCGCCCGCTCCGACCCGACGTACCCGATCGGCCGCGCCCCCGTCTCCCGCAGGCGGTCGTACACGCCGGCACCGACACCGATCGCGTCCACGATCGCCCGCTCCCCGAAGCCCTGCGCCACCGCGGCCACGCTCATCGTGTCGCGCACCCGGTTCTTGCTCAGGTGCACCACCGGCCCGTCACGATGGGAGAACACCGTCTCGTCACCACCGCGGCCCACGTCCACCCCCGTCCAGCGCGGCCCGCCCATTCCTGGCCGTCCCGCCCTGTCCCAGACGTGCCACCGCTCGATGGCCTGCTCCAGCCACGTCAGCGGGATGACCGAGTCTTCATCGCTGGCGTGGAACTCGCCGCGGACGCGGTTCTGGTAGATCGCCGAGTCCTCCCCCCACTGCTGACGGCGCTGCTCCGCCCATGCACGAGACACCCGGCCGGAGGCGATCGTCTCTTCCAAGTTGATGTGCCTGACCCACCAGTCTTCGTACCCTGGTGCCCGCCTATGGATGTCGTAGAAACGGCCAGACGGGGGGCCGGGCGTGCTCATGGCGAACGCGTACGCGTTGTCACGCGTGTCGGGACCGGCGTTGGAGAACGCACCCTCGATGGAGTCCCAGGTCTCCGGCTGGATGATCTTGGCCTCGTCCAGGACGTACAGCAACTCTTCGGCGTGCGCCCCCTCGATGCGCTCCGGCTGGTTGCTCGCCACCGGCGTGGCCGCCCCGTGCTGCAGCTTGAGTCGCAGGTCCAGCAGCTCGACGTTCGGCTTGAACGCCGGTCGGCCGAGCATCTCGAAATCGAGACGGCCGGCCCATTTCTTGATCTCCGGCCAGAGGTACACCTCAAGATGCCGCCAGGCTGAAGCCGTGGTGATCACCTTCCAGTCCTTACCAGCCAGTTCACGCGTGGTGGCGAACCACAGGACGATCAGCGAGCCCATGTACGACTTGCCAGCGCCGTGGAGACTGCGTACGCAGACCCGGCGCTTGAGCGGGACGGCGTCCAAGATCTCGCGCTGATACGGGGCGAGCTTCGTCTTGACGCAATCGTCGGCCCAGTTGGCAGGCGAGTTCCACCAGCGGTCCAGGCGGCCACGGCTGAGGATCTTGGAAGCGAGGTCGATCTTCACCCGGTCACCCCGCGGGTCATCATCCGCCGGAACTGCGCCACGGCCTGCGCCGCCGATATCCGCGCGTTCTCGGCGTACTTGCGATTGAGACGCATGCGCACCGATTCCGGCCCGGCGTTGCGAGTACGAACCAGGGCGGGGCGCCAGTGCTCACACCCCACCACCCAGGTCACGTAGTCCCCGCACGCCCCGCACGGGCGGTATCCCTGGCCGACCGGATTCACAGGACTTCGCCATCCACGGTGCTCATGTCGATCGAACCCAGGTAGCGCTCCACCAGCTGTGGCACCAGTGCCTGCTGTTCGGGCGTGAGGCCGAGTTCGTCGATCATGTTGGCCACGCGGGTGGCGACCACCCCCGACCAGCGCTCGGCCTGCTCGATCATCCGGTCGCTGATGCCCATGTCATGGGCGACCTTGGCGTACTTGACCACCCGGTCGCGCTCGGTGCCCTCCAACACGACCAGCGCCCTGATCGCCTCACCGGTCGCGTAGATCGTGCCGTCCTTACCGGCGGCGGCGTACTGGTGCCCGATCAGGCCTGCGGTGCTGAGTTCGTTCATGTGCGCCACCGAGGTCGACACCGCCGGACCCGCGGGGTTCGCGTAGGGGTCGGGGTTGTGCTGCGGCTCGCCGCGCTCCACCTGGCGCTGCAGCAGTTCGGCGTACGCCGCCGCCCGCAGCCAGGACATCTGCAGCATGCCGAGCACCGCCCTGCCGGGATCGATGGTCGGTGCCCCGTTCGCGATCACGCTCCACGCGTTCACGGTCGCCTCCCCGATCGTTCGCGCCATCTCCGTACTCATGCCGGGATGCAACTCGCACTTGCTCGTGCCGTTGATGGCGTTCTTGTGGCAGTCCCCGCCCTGGCGGCGCCGGCTCGTGCACTCCAGTCGCTGGTGCTTCTCACACCAGCGGGCGCGGCCAGGGTTGAAGTCCTTGCTCAGGCCCAGCCTGACCGTCTCTTTCATGATGTCCACTCTACCCAGCACGCCAGGACATCACGAGCGCAGGGCGGACACGAAACAGCCCCGCGGTCTTTGGACCGCGGGGCTGCTCACGGGGAAGGGATCGGACGCGAACCGAAGCCTCGTCACCGATGCTACTCGATGTCGAACTCGCCGGCCTTCACCCCGGCCACGAACGCCGCCCATTCGTCGCGGCTGAAAACGGGCGGCAGGTAGTCCGGGTGTTTGCTGTTGCGCACGTAGACCTCCCCGTACATCTCGATCGCCTCGACGCAGTTGTTGCCGCCCGACCCGTTGCTGAAGCTGGACTTCGTCCAGGTGTTGAGCTTGCTCATCGTCGCACCTTTCCCTTCCATGTACCTCAGGATCAGGTAGCTGCTCACCGAGCAGGCCAGGAAGGCGCACAGCGCGCCCGGCCAGACGTGCTGCGTCTCGATGGCCAGCGACAGGGCCACACTCAGCGCGGCGGCGATCAGCCCGCAGATCAGCGCCAGCGCGGCACGCATCACACCCGCCTCAGGTGCGCGCGCTGACCGGTGGTCAGGCGCATGGCGTAACGGTTGACGGCCTCGTTCATGACGTTCGCACCGGCCGAATGCCGCAGGCCGAGCTGATGCCCGATCTCGTGCACGAGCAGCCACGTGCGGTTCTTGCTCTTGCCGTAGTACCGGCCGTAGTCCCTGGCCGCACGCTGCGTGTCGATCGTGATCGTGGTCTGGCGCGAGCGCCCGATCGGGCCGGACACCTCACCGTCCTGGATCCGGATGCAGCGGTAGGCGGTCGCCGAGCACTTGCGCGAAACCACCTTCATCCTGCTGCCCACCCGCACGTCCATCCACTTCACGGCTGCGCGCACGTTCCACTTGTCGCCGGGGATCGCGTCCACCACCTCGATCACCTTGACGCTCGTCGCGGTGGCGGGAACCCGCGACCAGTCCAGCGATCCAGCACTCGCCGGCCCGGCCGCACCCATCGACAGCAGCACACCCAGCGCGACGGCCGGCACACCCCAGGCCTTCACCCGATCACCTCGAATCCGGCCGCTTTCAGTACGAGGCGAGCGATCAACTCAGGCCCATCCGAGTCCACGTCAGCAGCCCCCGCAGCCTCGATGATCTCCGGCGTCAGCTTCACCTGCGTGGCGACCTCGACACAGTTACCCAATGCCCTTAGGAACGGGTGGCCGTTGCTGAGGCTGGACTCATCGGCGGCACCATCCCAGAACGCCTCACGCGCCCTCTCGCGCCGATCGGCAATCTCCGCGTCCTTGCTCATCCATCCCCCTTCATCTGCACCATCTATCGGAGTGAACCTTACAGGCATGCCAGAGAGGTTGTCAACCGATGGTCCCGGCCCAGATCAGGCAGGCACCCAGGAACACCACCGAAGCACCGAAGAACATCGCAGCCCAGAACTCAGCCCTGCGCATCGCCGGTCTCCAGCAGGATGGCACGGACCTTGTCGATCACTGCGTTCATGGCTTGCTTGTCGCCGGTGTTCTGCGCCCTGATCGTTCCGATGTTGTTGATCAAACGCCCGATGCTCAGCAGCTTGGTCAGTTCCGCCGGATCCCCGATGTCGCCCATCGCACCCATGTCGCCCTCTCTCATTTTGATGCCGGCCCGGAAACGAAGCAGCGCCCCGTCGGCAAACGGGGCGCTGCTCACGATGCTGCCGGATCAGGCGTTGTCGATCCGGTATTCCTTGATCCACGAAGGGTTGCCGCCGAGGTTCTGCTTCTGACCGGCCCGCTTGACGGTCAGCCTCTTGCCCTCCAGATCCTTCGGGCCATTCAACGTGATGCCGCGCCGGCGCGCGTCCAGCATCGCCTCCCGGAAGATCTTGAGGTCGAACCCGCCGACCACCTCGACGCGGGTGCCGTCGTCGGTCTCACCGAAGTTGGCGTCTCGGCCGGCGGCGACCGCCTCCTGCGGCTCCATTCGGTACGAGGTCTGCAGCGTCACGTGCGTGACCATGACCGGCCGGTTCGGTTTGCCTGTGGGCGCGTCGATCGAGTCGGTCGTGATCGGTCCGTTCTTCTTCTCGCCACCGACGCGGGACTCGCTCCAGAACTTCGGCGCTTTCGCGTTGAAGTCCCGATCCTGCTTGTCCTGCGTCTTGGTGATGATCCCGGACCGCTCGGTGCCGAGGAAGTGCGTCTTGTTGAACAGGGCCGGTGCGGCGCCACCCTCGCCGAACAGCAGCGAGGATCCCCCCGGGTCGGACTCGCCGTAACCGCCGGCGAGGTTGTCCGGCTCGGCGACCGGAGCGGATGCGGGGGTGCCTGCGGATTCGGCGGCCTGAGCGGCGGCGAACGGGTCAACAGCCATGCTGATGTGCTCCTAGGCTCTAGTGCGTGAGTGCTCTTGGTACTGGGTGCCCGTCTCTCCGGGCTGTCACGGGATTTTGGGGTTCCTGTCAACCTCAGTACGCGTACTGCCGTACGTGCCCCATCGTGGACTCGAACCACGATCACCGGTACTCGCTGCGCATCACGAGTCCTAGCTGACAACTGCCTATCTGGGGCTTGGTGCTACCCGACCTGCATACGGGAATGATGCAGGTCGGGCAACCTGGCCACTATGCCAGGCTCGTCAGGTTCTACGTATTAGGAGGGTAGTACCTGCAACCCCGCCCCCTCTGGTCAGAACTCTATCTCATCGCCAGTCCTGATCGCAACTTATGCTTCGGTGCCGTTCCCATTCACCTGTCGCTGACTCGTGAGGTGGAAGTACGGGCAGTACCGGCACCGGTAGAACGCGATCTCGACCTTGCGCTCGCGCTGCCGGAAGACCGAGTCGGCGCTCTCGCGGATCCGCTGTAGGGTTCTCCTGGCCGCGTTCTCGGACGGGTAGTTGATCTTCCCGGTGCGGCGGCACACCTTGGCCATCACCGCACCGCCGACAGTTCGGCGACCCGCTCCCGGGCCAGCTCGATCAGCTCCGGCGCCTCGTGCACACCGGCCTTGACGATCTCCGCCCAGAGCGCGCTGCCCTCGGCCAGGGACGACACCGAACCGATCCTGCGGGCGTACGCCTCCACCACCGTGAGCACCGGCGCCGGCCGCAACAGGCCCCACGTCTGCGCCTTGCTCTTGGCTTGCGAGCGCATGCGGTCCACCCGATGGCACAGTTCCAGCGCCTCACGTCCCTTGTCCAGGTCCACGTTGAAGAAGTCCACGCCGTCCGGGTCGCCCGTGCTGGTGGCCGCGTCCGCGTAGTGCAGGCCGTTGACCGGCATCCACGCCACCACTGCGAAGTCCTGCGCGACCGTCGGCATCTCGACGTAACAGCACCGCGCCCGGTCCCACATCGCATCGGCCATCGCGTACGCCGCCTGCTGCCCGCAGATCTCCAGCCACGTCCAGAACTTCTTCTGCGAGTTGTGCGTGGGAACCATACGTTCGCCACACAGGTATGTGCTCGTGGGTGAGTCGACCGCGATGCAGGCCGTCGGCACGTCGGGCCCCGGCTCGATCGACACGATGAGTCGCCGTCGAGATCGAGTCGTCGACTTGGTCGATGCCGCAGCCTGATCGGCTTTCCGGGGCAGACGGAACGGATTGATGCCGACCGGAGTGAAGGCGACATGATACGAGATCACGTTCTTCCCGAATCCGGTCGTCGGCACCTCAGCCACATGAGGGCGCTGCCCGAGACTGAGCAGAAGTTCCTCAACCTGTGCCGCCAACGCCTTTTTGGTCGTGTAGAACACCGCGGTCTTGCGTGCCGTGTTCCATGTCCCGTCGGTGTCCATCAGGCCTTGCAGCAGTCTAAGGCGCTGAGCGATCGACGCCCGGAGGTAGACATCAGGGATGTGCTTGTTGCCCAGCATCCCTCCGTGACGGAGCTTGGTTCGCATCCCCCTGACGCACCATCGCACTGCTTCGGTTGACCCGTTCCAGCTCTGGGTGATCTTCCCGATCTGGTGACCGTCGGCGCGCATGATCTCCAGCAGGTCACGCATCGAGGTGATGACAGATCCCATCGTCTCGCCGTCACCCAGCCAGCAGCCCATCAGGTACGGATCCAGGAAGAGATCCGCCTCCGGCAGGTCCAGTGCGCCGGCGACTGGCACCCGGTGCCATCTCTGGCCGGTGCCCGGATCCGTCAGTGTCTCGATCACCTCGGAGACCGAGCGCGCCTGAGGTTCGCCACCTTTCTTACTGCGGTCGGTCCACCAGATGTGTTCGGTATCGCAGACCACTTCAGATCCATCATCGAACCGAACCACGTAGGTGCCGATGTTCTTCGGTTCCGACTTCGCTGTCACGGTGCACGGCTTGCCGTAGGCATCGAACACCTGATCACCAGGCCGAACCGCCTCCATTGTCGTCCAGCCGGACGGCGTCGGGATCGGAGTCGTCAGAGCGATGCCCTTGAGGTCGCCGACCCGCCAGCACTGCGCGATCGTGTCCCAGAACAGGCGATCGTACGTGCCCGCCAGGCCGTACCGCAGCACGACCACCTTGCGCTCGATGAACTCCGGCCGGGCTTCCAGGCCTTGCGCCTGCAGGCCCTCGCGGTAGTTGCGGATCTTGCCGTGCCACACCTTCCGGGCGAAGTGCATGAGCCCGAGGTCGTCGGCCTCCGTGAAGCCGTGGAACGCCGTGCCGAGGTTCGCGCCCTCGTCAGCGCCGACCGCCGCCAGCACCTTGCCGGCGATCGACTCCAGCCCTTCGCGCATCGCCCGATCGTCCGACCTGTCGGTGGTCGCCACCGTGGCGCACGCCAGGTCGTAGAGGTCGGGACGCTGCACGAACCCGAGCACCAGCAGCCGCTGATGCCAGAGGTCCAGCGCCCGCGCTTCAGCGATGGCCTTCACCATCGTGGTGACGCGCTGCCACCCGCCCGGCCGCTTCCCGCCGGTGCCGATCTGCAGTCGGCCGCGGCACGTGTCGCACCACTCATTCCGTCCGACCGGGGCGCACGCGGGGCACTCGATGATCGTCAAGTCCGGCAGGCGGTAGCGGCCGGCGGTGATGCGCTCCGGGTCGTCCTCCCCATCCTGGCCGAACAGTTGCGAGGAGGTGACGAACGGATCCCCGTCCGCTCCCGCCCGGTGATCAATCGGCATGCTCACTTCCCCCTGTCGTCGTGCAGTTTGGCGATCGGCCCCTTGTGCGGCGAGCGCGGATTGACGCAGCGCTCCCGGCGCTTGGCGCCGCAGGTCGGGCACGGATGCTGCAGGCGCTGGTCCCGCAACGACACCGGACTCTGAATCCCCCGCGCGGTCTGCGTCATGCGAGGGCTGACTGCGCCCTTCGGTTGCATGTTCGACAACCAGCCCACGTCATTGATCCCCCCGCCGCGGGTGCCGGAGATGCTCGGCATACCGCGAGTGTGCTGGTGTTCCCCGGCGAGAATCCGGTGAATAGTCGTCACGTGCACGCCGTACTCAGTCGCCAGCGAACCCATGCCGGCCCCACCGGGACCCTTTTCCGCGTACCGGCGCCTGATCTCCAACGCCTGCTCTTTGCTGAGCGGACTACTCCTGCTCATCGGTGCGCCCTTTTCTTCACGAACGTCACGAGGGGGTCGATCACCTTGGCCGCGGTGCCGGCATCGATCGCCTCCGCCACCTCACCCTTGGTGATCAGTTCACCGTCCGGCGTCATCGGGCGAACGGGGTAAGCCTCCGGCGGAGCAAGCGGGTTCAATTCGGGTCCACCCTCCTGCACCCACACCGCGTCCCGAAAGTGCCCGAAACGCTGCGCCAGCTTGAGCGCCGGGGCGGTCGCCGGGTCCTTGCGCCACCGGGACTTCTTCGTGGTCAGCGTGGCCGTGCCGTGGCCGCCGCGCTCGGTCGCCTCCTCCTCGGCCCACGCCAGCGCCATCTCGAACGTGAGGCCGCGGTGCTCGGTCATCGCCGCGGTGGGGAACCTCTGGCCACGACCGACCGTCTTGGCGCACCACACCACGTCGTAGGTGCCCGGCTCGCCCTCGATCGAGTCGGCCAGGAACACGTACCCGTCCGTGCCTGCGCTGAGCCAGTACGTCCCTTCCGGCGTCTTGCCCCAGGTGCGTTTCGAGTCGGCACCGAGCGGGTCGAAGTCCTTGGTGTCGGCGGGACCGACGTACCAGGCCGGAGCGTCCGACCCATCCCCGCCGGGCTCCTCCTGCTCGTCTTCGAAGATCAGGTCTTCCATCTCCAGCAGAGACAGGTCTTCGCTGAGGTCCTCGCGGTCCAGATCGTCACGGGTGGAGAGATCCACCAGCGACTGCAGACCATGCATCCGGCTGACCCCGACCACGTCCAGGATCAGCGCGTGCCCACGATCGGCGGGCTTGAGCGACAGGTCGGGACGCAGCACGCGACCGACCATCTGCTGGTACAGGCCGCTGCTCTTGGTCGGGCGGGCGACCACCGCACAGCTGACCGTCGGCTCATCGAACCCCTCGGTCAGCACCATGCAGTTGCTGACCACCCGCGTCTCCCCCGACTTGAGCCGGGCCAGGATCGCGCGGCGCTCATCGCGAGCCAGCGCGCCGTGCACGACCTCGGTGGTGATGCCCTGAGCACTGAACGCCTCAGCGAACGCGTAAGCGCTGGCTACGGTGGGCGCGAAGATCAGGCCCTTGCGATCGATCGCGTGCTCGGTGTACGCCTTCGCGACGATCTCCGGCGCCATGGCGTCCACCAGAGCCTCGCCCAGGGCGCCCTCCTGGTAGTCCCCGCCGGACTGCTTCACCTCTTTGAGGTTGAGGTCGGGAACCTCGACGCGCTTGCCCTTCACGTCCAACAGGTAGCCGGCACGGATCAGGAACGCGATCGAGACACGAATGGCCACGTCCTGCCACACGTCGGAGAGCTTGCTCTTGTCCCCGCGCACGAGAGTCGCGGTGAACCCCGCGGTGATCGGGTGCCCGTGCCATCCCGGTCGGCACGCGGTGCCGCAGGCGACCGGGTCACCATCGGCGTTGAGCGCGCCGAAGTGCTGCAGGATCGTCTGGTAGGTGCGGGCGGTGGCGTGATGGCACTCGTCCACCACGATCAACCCGACGTTGCGCAGCTTGTTCCGGCGGGCAGCCGAGCGCAGGGACTGAACACTGGCCGAGATGATCTCCGCGTGCACCTCGTTGCGCTCGGCTTTGACGATGCCGATCGTGCGCTCGGGGTTGACCATCGACATCTTGTGAGCGGCCTGATTCACCAACTCATCGGTGTGCGACAGGATCAGCACCCGCTTACCGGGGTTGGCACGCAGGTACTCATCGGCCAAGTGCGAGAACACCACGGTGTTGTGGGTGACGATGTGGTTCCGGGTGATCAGGTAGAGGCTGTCTGCCGCGGCGACCGTGATGCACCTGATGAACTCCGGCCGCGCCGGCTCGATCGACACGATCGAGCGAACCGGCACTCGCCGGCGCTCAGCCGTGTTTCCGGACCCCAGCTTCGCTGGAGTGCTGAACGCAGGAATGTTCTCGGGCATCATGATCCCGATCGTGTGCTCGGCAGCCTTTCCCTCACGCTGAGCAGAACGAACGTTCGCGGACCCCCCGAGCGAACTGACCAGCTGACGAACGTCGTCAGCCAGGCCGGGTGAGGTGGTCGAGTATTGAACGGAGCGGCGCGAGGTGTCGCGCATGCTCCCATCCCCATCCATCAGGCCGTGCAGCAGATCGATCCGCTGCTGAACCGAGGTGTTCAGATAGATCGCCGGGATCCGCTTCTCTCCAGACTTGACCCGCATCCCGAGATTCCGAGTGGCACGAGTTAGGCCGGGCAGACTGAAGCGCGGGCAAACTCCGGGAGTCGTATCCGCGACCCGATTAACGGTGGTCCAGCAGGAAACACGCCCCGACACGTGCGGGTCCGGCGTGGTCAGCATGGTTCCGTCATGAGCAAGGCCTCCGTTCGCGATCAGCGCGCCGACCACGTACGGGTGTAGCGGCAGTTCAGAGACGTGCGGCATCATGACAGGCCGAGCCATCGGAATCCGGAATCGATAGCCGCGATCCAGCTTCAGACCTTCAGAGAGCAGGGTCTGGGTGGAGAGCATTCGGAACTCTCGCCTCGTGGTCCGGTGCCGGTAGTCGCGGACGTTCCACAGGTGCTCGCCGTCCACCGTGACACTCGACCCATCGGACAAGGTCACCAGATAGGTCGGGAGTTCGCCCCGGTCGAATACGTCAGTGACTGCGGTCGGGCGGCCATCCGACCCGAACACCAAATCTCCGGTCTTGAGATCACCCCAGCGCCGGAGCCCATTCGGGGTCGGAACCATCGTCCAGAGCGGGTGCCCCTTGCCCGCGCCGGTCGCCAGCACGGATGCCGGCCGCCAGACACCGGCGTCCCACTGCTCGTGAATCGCCTTGATCGTCTTGGTCTGGTAGTCGCGGAGCTTCGCGAGCGCGCTCACTTCCAGAACTCCTGAGCGTCGCCGACCTCATCACGGGTCCAGTTCGCGCCGCCGCCACCCCGCAGGTGGTAGGTCCCCGGCGCGACCCGGTCGAACATGTCCCCGTCGCTGCCGATCAGGAAGTCCGGTTCGCCACGGTCCGCCGACGCCCACGCGTCCGAAGAAACCAGGAAGTTGCGCAGCTCGGCGTTCTCTCGCCCCAGCTCGACAACGCGCACCTCAGCGTCCGCCAGGCGGCGCAGGATCTTCGTTCGCTCCGGGTGAGGACTCTGCCGAAAGACCATGCGGACCAGCATCCGCTCCTGCGCCAGCTCGCCGGCCATGCGATTGTTCTCTGCCCGGAGGCCGGTCGGGGTCTGCCCTCCTGGCGCGCTCACTTCCACGCCGCCCGTACAGGCCCGTCGGAACTGCGCTCGATCTTCGCGCGATCCGGAGTGAAACCCGGGAAACTGCCGTCCGTGCGAGCGTATCGACCCTGGTCGTCCACCAGCCTCCACTCGGAGCCATCCGACTCGATCAGAAAGTCGGGCTCTCGGCCGGGGAGGTCCGGTCCGTATGCGTCCTCGATCTGCGCCAGAGGCAAGCACGGACGGCTCAAGCGCTCGACCTCACGCTCCAGCTGAGCCACGCGCATCTCAGTATCCGCCAGGCGGCGAAGCACCGCATGGGTGTTTCCCTGGAAGAGCGTCACCCACTCAGTCAGCCCATGGTCCGACACTCGGCCCACTTCGGGAGACAGATCGAGCCCGGCAGCCCATGTAGGACGGTTCTCGTTCAGCGCGCTCACTTCCACACCTCGACGACCGGACCGTAGAGGTGATCGATCTGCGGACGCTCCCAGTCACCCGTTCCGTCGAGCGACCGATAAACGGTCGGCTCGCGGAGTTTCTGCCAGGCGACACCCTGAACGTCGATCAGGAAGTCCGGCTCTCCGCGCATTCCGATTGCCGCTTGAAGCGCGTCCCGGTGCTCACGCTCGCTCGCCAGCTCCCACTCCAGCTCGGCAACGCGCATCTCTGCGTCCGCCAGGCGGCGCCGGATCCCGGCATGGAAATGGCGCTCCGTGAGGTGATCATCGTCGGGTCGGTACGCCTCCGACGACAGATCGAGCCCGGCAGCCCATGCGGGACGGCCGGGCTCGCTGCCCTGCTCATTCTTGTTCGCGGTCATGCGTCCTATTGTACCGACGTCAGTTGTGATGTCAACTGGCGTCAGGGTTGTTCCGGCGACACAGGCGCGAGTGCGAGCCGTACCCGCCGTGGCACATCCGGCAGCAGACCTTGCCGTGCTTGTTGACCCGTCGCCCGCACACGCACTTACCGGTCAGGGCGTAAAGCACCGCCCGCCGGAACTGCCGCTGCCCTTCGGTCTCCCGGATCCGGATCATGACTTCAACACCTCGATCGGGCCCAGCCCGGCGGCGGCCAGAGTCGCCGCCGCGTCCTCCACCCAACCGTCCAGGATCTGTGCGGGTTCCACGCCGCCCGGCGCCAGCGACCGGTGGCCACTCAGACGATCGGCCGCCTGTCCGGCCGGCCCGCGTAGCGTCTCCACCTCGCCGTCCAGGTTGAACATCCGGTACGAGCCGTCATCGGACTTCGGATCCTGGTTGCGGCGCCCGACCAGCATGAGGCGCATGTATCGCTGCTCGGCGGCCTCGTACTTGCGGCCCCGGGTCTGGCGGCAGCGACCGCCGCACGCTCGGCACGAGTCGCTGTTCTCCGGGTCGTTCGGGCCTGGGTGCCACGCCCATTTCTCCGGATCGACATGCCAGTCGCCGAGGTAGGCGGTCTCGATCTCGGCGACCTGCCCTCCTACCTCAATCTTGTCGCCGGCCATCAACTCTCGCCAGCGCCGCGGCTCCCACCCGACGGGGGCATCCCCGTGGGTCTCGGTCTCGAAGCGATCCTCCAATTCGGCCACCCACGCGGCCAGGGCGGTACCCCCCGGCCCGACCGGTCCCGCCGTACGCGCCCACGCCCGCGCCGCCTCGATCAGGTGCAGCACGACCGCACACCCGTCCACCGGCTGCAGCGCGCTCATCCCCACACCTCAGTCACGGGTCCGTAGGAATCCTGGATCAGCGCTCGGCTCCAGTCGATCCCATCCCCATCGAGCTGATAGGCGTCCGGGCCGAATCGGTCCCAGCGGCTACCGTCGCGGTCGATCAGAGCATCCGGCTCGGCGGGGCACTTCGGGGGACTCCCGAACACCCGCCTCAGGTCGGCCAGGTGATCCCTGCCGCACCAGCCGCAGCCGTTGTCCACCTGATTGCGCAGCAGCGACCGCCGGTCGTCACCGATCAGTTCGTTCGCGCAGTGCAGCAGGTCGGTGACCGCCTTGATCGGCCGCACGCCGTTCAGCATCGACACCACGAGGGCGGCATCGCCCGGCGCGAACATCACCCCGATGTGCTCCTCGCCCCGGTAGACGTGCCGTGCCTGGTGGTGGCCGACTCGGTAGAGCCCGCTCATGCGACGTTCACCCGATCTTCCCCTCGTGCGTTGAGGATGGCGTGGGACTTGGCGGCGCGCAGGGTGGACATCGTGAAGCCGATACGTACCCCGAGCCGGAACAGGTCGTAAGTCAAGGCACGCGGGCCGGCCCCGCTACGGACGATCGCGTAGTCGCCGGAGACGACGCCATCGGCGGTGCGCCGCCACTTCTCCGGCAGGATCGCGGCCGGCACCGAGCGGAACAGGTGGCCGTCCACGCTGCGCCAGATTCGGGTGTCCATGTCGGCCGGCCTCACGGCCTCACGTCCTTGACCAGCCGGTAGCCGGTGTGGGTCGGCTGGAACCGGCGCAACTTGATCGGGCGCGGGGCGTACTTCCCCCAGATCGCACCGCCACTGGAGTTCACCCGGGCCACGATCGCGACACCGTCAGCGAGCACGACCTCTTTGATCTTGAGGTACCGTCCGGCCGAGCGAACGTCGCAGTCCTGCCACACCTGGCCGACCTTCACCCCGTGCGGGTTGATCTCGGCGGTCATCGAGTCTCGTCCAGGACGGGGATGCCGAGGGCGGTCCCGAGCTTCGTGAAGATCTCGGCGTGCTCCCGGAACGACCAGCCACACTGCTCGTAGCCCATCCGCCCGATCTGCTCGGTCACCCCGTCCGTCTTGCGAACGCCGATCTCCAGCTCACGGCGCCCGCCACCGGTGTCGCCCGACAGGATGATCCTCGGAGCCGAGACGCTACGTTCCCGCAGTGCCTCGATCTGCTCGACGATCGCGCCGGTCTTGCACGTCCGGCCACGCTCGGTGCCGCACACGTTCGGGCTGCACCCGTACATGTGATCCAGCTCAGCGAGTCCTGCCAACTCACTCATCAGTTCTTTCGTCTTGTCGGTCATGCCATGACCGTACTCCCGGATCAGTTGTTATCGCAACTGATGATCCCGTAGGCTGCCCACATGGCGAACAAGGTGCAGACACAACTACTGGTCAACCCCATCACCCGGCAGCGTGCCGATGCCCTGGCGGTGGTGATGGGTGAGCCGCGGGCCGAGATCCTGCGTCGGGCGCTGGAAGGCGGAGGGCTTACCGCACTGGAAACGGAGCACATGACCCTGCTTAACGAGCTCGGGATGATCGGATCAGTCTTGATGCCGAAAGACTTTCACCGCGACTTCGCCGAGCGTGCGGCCAGAGACGGATTCACCCTGGCCGATCTGCGTGTGATGGAGGCTTACCCGAACACTGAGCAGGGGTAGGGTCAGCGGTCCGAGCCGGAAAAGAAACGAGCCCCAGGGGGCGTGACCCCGGGGCTCGAACCTGTCCCTTCACAAAGACACGCGGAGAATAACACGTGACACCCGACAGCGATGTCCAGAAAGCCCTAGATGTTGCACGTGCCCTGATCAGAGCGGGTGTGCCAGTCTTCGCCGCCGAGCCCTGCACCGAAGGTTGCCCGCGCTCCACCGTGATCAACAGTAAGACCCGCGAGCGCAAGCCCCACGACGGCGGTCCTGGCAAGTACCACCTCCCCAAGCACTGGGAGCAGACCATCCCATCGGAGAGCTGGCTGGACACCTCGGTCAACCCGAACGGGTGGCGCCCCGGGTACGCCCTGGCGGCGGTCGGCGGGCACCGGGTGGACTTCCTGGATGGTGACCCGCGCAACGGCGGGGACATGTCGCTGAAGCAGCTTGAGGATGAAGGGATCTTCCCCGTCACGTTCGGCCAGCAGAAGACCCCCTCCGGCGGAGATCACTGGCTGCTCGCCCCGACCGGGCTGCGCAAGGCGACCGGAGCGACCGGGGGATTCCTCGCCGGCCTCGATCTGCAGGCAGGCGCCGCGGACGGCCAAGGGAGAGGCTTCGTGTGGATCGCACCGACCGTGCGCCGTAGCAAGGTGGACGGGGAGCTGCGGGCGTACGAGTGGGTCACCGAGCCGGACTTCGAAGCCCTCGATGCCGCGATCGCCGAGGACGACACCGGCATCGAGGGGATCGTCTCGCTGATCACCGCCAACCGGGCCAAGCGCGCCGAGCCGAAAGAGCGCCCGGCGCCTGCGGCCTACGACCCGAACGATCCGTTCCTGACGCCGTCGCAGCTGTTCGGCGGAAGTGGGTTCGGGGACGAGAGGGCGTTCACTCTGGCTGAGGCACAGGACTTCGTCCGGCCGTCGCTGTCGGCGCTGGCGGCCTCTCAGGTCGGTGAGATCGAGGAGAGCGCAAACGTCGCCGCTGCCACCCTCTCGCACTTCGTTCCGGCGTTCTGGTCGGTGGACGAGGCGTTCGGCCTGCTGGAGTCGATGCTGGCGCACACGGCCTACGACCCGAACGGGCCGAGCGATTGGACGGCCGACAAGTTCCGCAGCGTGCTGGACGGCTCTCGCCCACCCGCCGACCCGTGGACGGCGCAACGCCGTCCCGAACCTCCGACCGCCCCGGCTGTCACGGTGGAGGCCGAGCCCGGCGAAGAGCAGCTCAGCACGTACGAGAAGCTCAAGCGCAAGCTGATCAGCGCAAAGAAACTGAGCCTCTCGCCGGCACCGCAGTTCCTGATCCAGGGGCTGCTCAATCTGAACACCGAGTCCTGGTTGATCGGGGCTCCCGGATCGCTCAAGAGCTTCATCGCGCTGGACATGGCCGGTCAGGTCGCCCGCGGCCAGCAGTGGCAGGGTCGCCGCACCAAGCAGCGGGACGTGCTCTACCTGGCCGCCGAGGGGCAATCCGGCATGGTGTTGCGCACCAGAGCGTGGATCGCGGACCGCGGTGACGACATGGAGGGCGTGACTTTTCTGCCGTACCCCGTGCAGGTCAAGAGCAACGACGGCCAATGGGAAGCCCTCGTGCGTATCGCCACCGAGCTCCAGCCGGGATTCATCGTGATCGACACGCAGGCTCGCGTCACGGTCGGGCTGGAAGAGAATTCCGCCGATCAGATGGGAATCCTGATCGCCGCCGTGGGCAGGCTCAAGCGCGCCACGGGCGCCTGCATCCTGGTGGTGCACCACACGGGCAGGGACGGCGGCAACGCGCGCGGCAGCAGCGCCCTGGACGGTGCGCAGGACACCGAGCTCAAGGTGGAACGCCCGAAGAACGCCGAGGGTCGCGCATCACTGCTAGTCACCCTGATCCAGGACAAGCAGAAAGACCTGTCCGAAGGTGACGGCAAGGGTATCGAGATGGCGATGAAAGTGGTGGATCTGGGTGTCGATCCGGAGACCGGCGACAGGCTGAGCAGCCTGGTGGTCGATCTGGATGACGGCGCCGTGGACCGCGCCATGCGCAAAGCGCAAGGCATCACCGAGACCGAGCAGGAGGCCAAGGTCGCGGCCGGCACCGCCACCGAGGAATGGACCAAGCACGTGCCGGGGATCTCTGAGAAAGCCAAGGTGCAGCGCTACATCCTGCAGGTGCTCGCCGATCACGCCCATGACGTCGGCCTCACTCAGGCCGAAGCCAAGGGCGCCGTGCTGGCTCGCTGGTATCCCGATGGCGCGCCGGACAAGGCGACATGGATCAACGGCTGGAAGAAAGTGATCAGTCTCGATCTCGCGTGCAACGTCATCGGCGAGAAATGGGCTCTTGACCAGGCAGAACTTTCTGCACTGCGAGCGAACAATCCGTGACAACTAGTCGCGTGTTTCAAGTTCCGCAAGTTTCCCCGGCCGGAAGTGGAGTTTCCTTGAAGTTCCCACATCGACATCCGTGATGTTCCCACTCGGCCAGGGGACGCGCTGACCTGGAGTTTCTTGAAGTTCCCTCGAAGTTTCGCCGGTAGTTCCAGGGGCTGCAGAACCAAGTTTCCGAGTTCCTCCCCCCCCCTTACGTAGTAGGGGGGGGAGGACGGAGGTTCTCGAAGTTTCGAAACTCGGAATCTTCGCCAGTCCCGATCGCAACTGATGAGGTAGGGTGGGGACATGACCGACGTGATCGAGAAGTACGGGCTGACCCCCTCGATGGTCACCCTCCTGGCCGCCACCCGGCCGGGCCACCCCGTAGAGCGCGGACCCGACCGCCAGACCCTGATGCGCCGCGGCCTCGTGCACAGCCTGCAGGCCGGCCTGGCGGATGCCGGCAAGCTGACCGCGCTCGGCCGTGAGGTGCGCAGCGCGCTCCTGGTGGGTCCGGCCGCTACCGCCGAGATCAAGCGCCACCGGCTGACCGGCCAGATGGAGCGGGCGCTCCTGCTGGCCGATCCCGAGCAGGGCCACGTGCAGGCCGGCCCGACCCGCGCCGCCCTGATCCGGCGCGGGCTGGTCCACCGGCTCGGTACGGGGTTCCGCCACGGCGGCACCTTGACCGCTGAAGGTCAGTCGGTTCGCGCTCTCCTGTTCAGGCTGGGGCGGCGCTCATGACCGACTCGGGAGTGCTCGTGTCGGTGCGGGTGGGCGGCCGGCCGCGCACCAAGGGCAGCATGTTGCCGATCTGCACCCGGGACGCGAAGCACACGGTCTACCTGGATGAGGACATCACCGGCTCAAAGCTCTGGCGCAAGCGGGTCGCGCGGGCACTGCGGGAGGCTCAACTGGCCGAGCATGGGAAGTTCCTGCAGTACGACGGGCCGGTGGAGGTGCGGCTGGTGATGTTCTTCCCGCAGACGCAGGCGGTCGCCGGTGGCCCGATCCCCACGCACGCCACCGAGTGGCCGACCGACATCAAGATCGGGGACGCGGACAAGCTGGCGCGCAACATCCTGGACACGCTGAGCACGCCGAAGAAACGTTCCGAGATGGAGGGCTGCAGTGCCCTGATCCTGGATGACTCGCAGGTGGTCCTGCTGTCGGTGGCGAAGTTCTGGACGGCGGAGGGCTTCGAGCCGGGCGCCCAGATTCTCGTGCTCAAGGCCGACAACCCGCTCCTGCAGCGCACGGTGCAGATGGGCCTGGCGCAGGGCGGCGCTCCCGCTCCGGCAGACCTGCCGGGAACGCCGTGCGGATGTCCCTACTTTCGGGACGGGAATTTTGACGAGCCGGAATTCTGCGTCTGCGAACACAGATCCGACAAGCACGAGTTCGGCACCGGCGCCTGCGCGGCTGCCGCGCCGTATTCCCCGGAGGTGGACCGTGGGTGAGCCGCGCGAGATTCGCTGGTCCTGGCAGTCGAAGGACAACAATCTTCTGAACGGCTACATGGCCGTGGATGGCCGGGTGTCGATTGCGGAACTGATCGAGCACATGCGGAAGGCGGCTCCCGGTGTTGCTCTAGCAGACATCCAGATCAACTGGGCCACGGTGGTGTGGTCCCGCGCGGCGACCGCTGAGGAACTGGAGCAGCGGCAGCAGGCACGTGAGCGCTCGGACGCCCGGCATGAGGCATGGGAGCGCGAGACCTGGGCTCGCCTGGCCGAGAAGTACGGCACCCAGGCGTCCGGGACTACTGGTTCGCAGCCGTGACCGACCTGGACGTTGAGCCGGAGTTCCTGGCGCCCGGCGAGGACGATGACCGGCTCATCCCGATCGACCGGTCGCATCTGTCCCGAGGGACGTGCCAGTGCGGTGCGACCGCCCTCGTCGCACCGGGGCGCCGGCCGCGGTGCGGGAAGTGCCTGCGATCGGATGCGGCGAGCGCGGTCGCCCCGGCGCCGGTTTCCGGCCTGCCCCCACTCGGCCAGGGACACCCCCCGCGGAACACCTCTGGCCGAGTCTCGTTCCCCGCGCCGGAGATCTCCTCGCGAGACGAATGGGATGGGGAGTCTGCCCCGTCCGCCCTCGCGAAGGTCGCTCAGCGGATCGCTGCGGCCGGATGGCGGGTCAAGGTACAGCGGAGTAGGGGCTGTCCTCCGAACGCCGCCACAGGGGCGCCTGGTGCCGTTCGCGATCTGTACGCGCTGATCGTGCAGAGCCCCGACGGGAAGGCTTCGGCATATGCGGTGCGGGACGGTGCCACCTGGTCATCGGTGATGCTTTGGGGCGCAACGCTGCCGTGGTTCGCGATCGGTTCGATCAGCGACCTGACGGAATACGTCGCGGCAGGTGGGCAGATGCCGCCGGAGTGGTTCGATGCGATCCGCACGCGCATCGCCGGCGCCGGTGAGCGGGCGAAGGAGCTCGCCTCGTGCAATCGGGGCGTGCACGCGATGAAGTACCGATCGCAGGCCAGCGACACGATGAGTTGTAGCCGGTGCGGGAACTCCTGGCTGGCCAAGGGCGAGCCCTGGCGCAAGGCGCGAGCGAAGAAGGATGCGGCGAACTGAGAATCTTGCCACCTGTCAGCCATCACTGTAAGGTTGGGAGCATGAGTGAACAGACCGAGCTGGCGCCCGGAGATGTCGAGTTCGTCGGGTACTCCGGCGCGGCCGAGTATCTCGGGCTGAAGCCAGGAACCCTGTCCGCGTACATGGGTACCGGATATGGACCGAAGCACCGCGGACGCCGGGTGCGGGGACCCTACAACCAGTACGTTTTCTGGAAGTCCGACCTGGACGAATGGAAGGCCGGCAGGCCTGGCCAGGGCGCCCGTACGGACCGCATGCACGCCGGCTTCGGGGTAGAGTGCAACCCGTGTGGCGGTGTCTGCTCGGTCCAGATGCCCGCTTAGACGTTCTTCCGCGTCCCGAAACAGCCCCGGCTCCCAGCGCCGGGGCTGTTTCGTTTCTGGAATCACGGTCACCCTCTTGCAACTTGAATGGCATGCCTGTAAAGTAGTGACCAGACACCGACAAGCACGTCAAGCTGGGAGAATGCATGAAGATCACGATCGAGGCCGCCGGAATGGCCGAGCAGCTGCACGAGTTCCAGCAGGCGTTGCGTGAGGGCGGCGTCAGCCTGCACCTGACCGATGCCGGCCGGGTCGCCGCCGACTTCACGGGTAACCCCGCGGCGCGCCGGTTCGGTACCCGCAACGCCGGGGGTGTCGAGCTGCAGCTCAGGTTGCACCGCACGGACGGTGCGTGATGGCGTTCCCCGCGGTCAACGGGGCTGCCTCCACGAGGTACCACTTTCCGCAGCTCGACGAGTTCGGCCGGTGCGCCAAGATGATCAAGCCGCACAAGACGGGCTCACAGGAACCCTGCGGCCAGGGCAGGGACGGCACCCGGCACCTGTACTACCAGTGCCGGATCAGTCGCCGGTGCCGTGTGAAGACCTGGTCCATCGAAGCGAGGATCACTCACGAGAGCGAGCACAGCAGGTGAAGATCAATATCGGCGTCAGCGACCTGACCCCGGGACAGTTCGCATGGTTGGAGGCGAATCTCGCCGAGCCCTGGCAGTTCCTCAGCGAGCACGAGACGCGAACCTGTGTCGTCTTCGAGCAGGGGTTGCCCGGCAGCAACGGGCCGGCCGTGCACATCGAGATCCCCGTGCGCTCGTGGTTCGGAATCGTCGAGCACCTCAAGACGATCGACTAGAGTGCAACCGACGCCGTAGCTCAACAGGTGAGAGCACCGCTACCAAGGTCGGTTGAAGCCCGATCGGCGCGCGGAGAGACGCAGGTTCGAGACCTGCCGGGGTCACTCAGCCACACGGCTCCACGTTCGGGGCGGGATGTGCGGCACGCACCAGGTCGGTGTTCGCCCTGGCCGAGATCGCCGCTGACCGCGCTTCGGGCGTGGCGTCTCGCAGCAGGCGCAAGTCTGCGATCCGTTCGGCGTCAGTGGCGGTCGCGATGGCACTGGTGCGAATGCGCACCTCGGCGTCTCGTTCGGCCAGGCAGTTGACGAGGTCGTACTGGCGGTATGCCACGAAGAACGCCACGAGCAGGCTGACCACCGCCATAACCAGGGCGATGTTCCAGAGGTTCGAGGTCTGCCGGGCTGTCATCGTGATCGCCTTTCGTGCCGCCGGATGTCCATGTTCTGTACCCCGCGGCGCAGCACGAGGCCGATCGCCCCGCACGCAGTGAGGCTTGCCAGCAACTGCAGTAGGAAACTCATCATCGTGCCCGTCGCTCCGGTTCGTCGGCCGGCTCGTCCTCGTTCTCGTCCCGTGCGCGGCCGATCCTAATCGGGGGCGCGAGAGCGATCACGAGAGCAGCCGGGATGCCGAGCACGGCGGCATCAGGAGTGGCGCCCCTCCACAGCATCACCACCACCGTCAGTAACCACGCCCCTAGTCCAGTGATCATGACCAATGCCTTGAGCCATCCTGGCACCATCGCCCCCCTCGTGAGTGATGACAGTGCACATGACATTAGCCTTTACCTGCCTGTATAGGTGAATCCCTCCGTCTGGCCGAGGGGCCGGACCGTGACGCTCTGCGCCGGGCTAGCATCGTGTCCGTTATGACCGGTCCGCTCCAGTCGATGGACATCGCGGACTCTGCGTGATGGCGGCGTGCGTACCGATCGTGAGCACGGTGTTTCGTGAGTGAGGGCACCTGTCGATGGTCCACCAGGCTCGGCCAGGTGTACCAGACATCGACCCCGTTCTTCTCCGCCCACCCGGCTACCCGCATGTCATCGGGTACCCCCGCGCGGGTGTCCGCATGCCGGATCATGTCGGATATCAGCAGGGTCGGAATAGCGATGCTTACACCCCACATCAGCTTCGATGTCCGAATCCATGCGGCACCATGGGCGTCCGCGGTGGCTGCCAGAGTCGCCCAGCGGGTCGGCACGGTCCGCCCGTTACCGAGGTAAGGCGACACCACGGCGGGGCCGGGAACGTGCCGTAGTGCCTCACTCATGCCCGCGGCGAAGTCCCGGCAGAGCACCGCGTCGTCCTGCAGCAGCACATGCCAGTCCGCGTCCGGCTCGTGCATCAGCCACGCCGCGCGCGCGTTGCGCCACACCCGGTCGGCGTTCCCCGATGCCGGTCCCTCGCGGTCCCAGGAAACCCGGACCGCCGAAGCGTCAAAACTCTCGATGATCTGATCGACATGATCCGCCCGGTCCGGATGCGCCATGATCGAGTAGCTGACCTTCACTGGTCGGCCTGCGCCGCGCGCGCCTTACGGATCGCCGCGATGATCACGCTCTTGTTCGAGCCGGGCTTGAGCCGGATCGCGAGCTCAGGCTCGGCCGCGATGTCGCGCAGCTCGGCCGAGGTCTTGTCGGTGAGGTCATCCTGGACCTCAGTGGGCGGTGCCGGCTCGACACCCTCGCTGGTGATCGCCGTGATCTCTGGCGCGACCGTCGTACTCACGAGAGGTTCGGTGCGTAGCTTCGTGACCGCGAGACGATCGTGGTAGATCTCCACCGGCTCGACCTGCCCGTTGTCCACAAGCTCATCCACAGCCTGCTTCACGCCGGGCCAGTCCGGGTGACCGTAGTCATCGAACGCGATCACGGCACCCTCGGCCAGGTGAGGCACCCACGCCTCGAACGCCGCGTGCACACCCTCAGCCGAGTGGTCATCGTCCACGAACAGCAGGCCGACCTTTGTTCCGTTCCACTGTCCCCACGCCCCACCAGTCGCATGAGCGAACCCGCGAACCAGCGTGATCCGCTCCTCGTACCCGAGGTTACGCACGTTGGAGTACGCCGTCTCGCGGGTCGAGGGGTCGATGAACGGGGGATCGTAGCTGTTGTTCGGCAGGTCCCACGCGTCCACCGCGGTCACATGTGCGCCGTTGCCCTGGCTCGCGCCCCACGCCATGATCAGTGCGGTCCGGCCCTGGAACACGCCCAGCTCTACGATCTCCTGATCGGCCGGCACGCCCGCGGCGAAATCGGCCAGGGTGAACGCGATCTCATCGGGCGTGGCGCCGACCACCCAGCGGAACTCCGGTGGGAACGGGAACTTGGACTTCGGGGGTGCGCTGAACCGGCTCGGTCCGGAGCGCTCGACCTTACGGGGCCCTGATCCACGCACGTTGCGGGTCCTCTCTCTGGCCGGGCGGACCGGCGCCACGGGCGCGACCTCTCCCCGGAGCTTGCGAATGATCTGCACCTGATTCGGCAGGTCCAGCTTTTTCCAGTCCTGGTACGCCCTGCCGTCAGCGTTGTACTGCACGCGCGAGTTGACCTTGACGTACTGGTCGTCGCTGGCCGCTTTTCCGACCGCCGGGTGCATGTGCTCGATCTGCACCTCGTCACCGAGGTACCGCAGCGCACCGGCGCCGCCGAAAAGGTCCATCATGGCGTTGTCGCAGTACAGGTGATCGACCGGCGCGGGGACCATGCGGCCGAGCTCACGGACCACGTCCGCGGTGATCGCCCATTCGGTGCTCAGCTTCCGGCCCTGGTAGCCGTCGTCGCCGTAGACCATCCCCGTGCGCATCTCCCAGAGCGCGGCCAGGTAGTACTGCGCCCACCCGATCGAGCGCGGCAGGTGGTCGTCGCCGGCGAACCCGATGGCGAAGTACTTGCGCTCTTCGGCGCGCACTTTCGCCGCCCAGTTCAGCTTAGGCACCAGCGGTTCCCATTTCGGAATCTGCATCGGCCAGATGCGCGGATCCCCCCTGAAGACCTCTCGGTAGCCTTCTACTTCGGGGTCGTCCGCATCGACCACTACGTGTAAGTCCGCTACTGCCCATGCATCCGTGCCGTCCCAGGCGGCGGTCACCTTGCGGATGTTCTCCGGCCGGCCGCGGGTCGGCACGATGACCGCCAGACGAAGCTGCTCCGGCGGGCGCTGGTCCAGATACTCGAAATGCGGGCTGCTCACGGGCACGCGTGCGAGAGGTCCGGCCTGGCGGATCCGGTCGGGAGTCTTCCAGCGCGACCCCCGCCGGTTCCACCGATACTCATACATCACCCGGTCCAGGTAGACCTCCGTCTGCAGCGAGCCGGCGTCACGGACCTGAGCGACCCACGGCCGGTCCTCCACCTGGCCGCGCTGGACCACTCGGAAGTCAGCGGCTTTCGCCACCTCGGAGAGCATCGGGTTGATGTGCGAGATGTCGCGCAGTAGGCGATACGGGTTCTTCTCCTCGCGCCATCCGCCGTGCCGCAGCGAGTGATCGACTGCTGCCTGCTTCGCGCCGTTGGCGAAGTATTGCACTCGGAACCCGACGTAGTCCGGCCTCGACTCCAGCGCCGCCATGACAGAGCTGACGAAGTCTTCGGGCACCATGTCGTCGTCGTCGATGAACGACAGGTAGTCGGTGTCGGCCGCTTCCACGAGACGCTGGCGGATCTCCGGCAGGCCCGGCTGTCCGTTGTTCCAGAACGCCAACACCTTGACGCGGCCGGCGAACGCATCGACCTGCGGCATGAGCCGGTCGGTCAGCTCGCTGAAAGGCCGGCCGCGTTCGCCAAGCGTCGGGATCAGGATCGTCCAGGTGGGTGTCACCCGGTCAGCATACCGCCGGACATCTCACGCGCCGATGCCCAGTACGTGGACAACGCCGAGCACCGAGACGGCCAGGAGAGAGGCCGTGACGCGGATCGTGATCCCCGTGGTGGTCTTCGTGCCGGCGACCGGAGCGCACGTGATTCGCCCGATCGTGCTGGCGTCGAACGCGTACGAGAGGTCGTAACTGGTGTTCGAGAAGGGCCGGTTCCAGACGATCGCCCGGTCAGCGAATCCGGCCAGCAGTAGGATCGGCACCTGGATGGAGACGATGTCGGCCTTGCCGAGCTTGCCAGCTACGGCCGCGACCGCGTTTCCGGCCGCTGTGTTGGCCGCCGTGGCTGCTGCAGCGGCGCTGGCTATCGCGGTGTCCTGGGTGGCCTGTGAGACCTGTAGCGCCGCCACGGCGGCATCGTTGTTCGTGTCGAGCAGTGCTGCGGCTTTGGTGATGTGCTGCGCGGCGTAGTCCGCCGCAGGCCAGAGCACACCGTCCCGATCGTTCCATCTGTCCCCGACGTAGACCGTGTACATCGGATAATGGCCGCTGGCGTCGCCGACCACCAGCACGCCGCCGCTCTCCGACATGACGGAACCACTCATCGATGCCGCCATGGCGGCACCGTTCGAGCCGGTGTATTCGAGGAATCGCCCGAATCTGATCGCATCCACAGTTGCCATCATTACCCCTCACGACGGAAGGACGGTGAGACATAGATGCTTTTAAGTGTAGCTACCTGACGCGCTCAAACCACGCTACGGAGTTGCCCATGATCGCCAAGTTTCCGCCTGAGTTCTGGTATCCGCCGAATGAAACCGTGTCACCGGCGCTCATGGGAATCCGGATGGCACCGCTCACCACGATGTTGGATGAAGCGTAGTTCGTCACGGCGGGCTGGTTGAACAAGATGAACTCGGCACCGTTCTTGTTGACCCTGGCCTGCCGCGTGCCAGCCGGGGATGCCTGTGAGGCGTATCGCAGAACGATCGCGGCTTGATAGAGGCCACCCTGCCCTGCCGGAACGGTGAAGTTGATCCCTGATCCGGGGTACATGCCGCCGATGTTGTACGGGATCGTCGCCGGAGTCAGGTCGGTAATGACCCCCGTAGTCAAGGTCGGCGTTCCGATCGTCACGTAGGAGCTGGGGAACCCCGTGGTGGCGCCGGAGGATGCGGTTCCGCCGAGCACCAGGAACTGACCTCGGCCGGTGAGGATGTTGACCACCTGGCCGACAGAGAAGACGACGCTACTGCCGACCACGGGCTTGTTGGCAACGGTGGACCCGTCGGCCAGGGTGACATCCACCGTGCCGCCGCCGTTGACCGCGGCGATGACGCCCGTGCGCAGACTGAGTTTCGAAGGTCCGTCGTCATCGGGGGAGATGTCCTTGATCGCCCTGGTGAAGTCGAAATCGGTCATCGGATCTCCCGCGCCTTCGCGCTCGTTTCGCCGGTGATGTCGACCGTCACCGCATCGAGCACGTACGTGTTGCCTTCGAAGCTGACCACGTCGTCAGCGTCGACTGTCGGGTTGTACGGCCAGGACACCGAATAGGAGGAACCGCCTCCGATCGACTCGGCCAGCAGGGAGTCGGCCGCGATCTGCGCCTGCGCCACCGTCGTGATCGTCGTGCTGCTGAAAAACTGCGTCGTTCGGCCATACGGACTGCCGCCCGGGGCCGCGCCGGCGTAGGTCGGGCTTCCCGGGTCGGTGTCCATCGCGATCGCCTGCACCGGCGCGATGCCGTTCTGCGTCTCGCCGCGGGCCACGATCACGTTCGCGGGCTGAGTATCGAAGTCCGCGGAGAACGACACATTACCGCCGAGCGGATAGGTGGCGAGGGGGTCGGGATTGAGCGAGGATACGTGGATGGCGCCGGTGCGGTCGAACCACATCGACACACCATGCGCTTCGGCGATCTCCAGCAGCTCTTTCCAGGGTCCGGTGCCGGTCTCCAGCCCGAAGTCGTAGGGGTTGAGCACGATCTCGCCACCGGTCGGCAGGTTGGGGGAGATGCCGGTCCGGTTGCGGATCACGTCGTTGACCATGCGGGTGAACCAGATACCGCCGAGGGTCGTGAACACCTTCTCGAACCGGTAACGGTCGATGCGGTCGGACAGGTCGATCAGGCTCACGGCCGTCGCCTTCGCGCCCGCCACGCTGTCGGTACGCACCGAAGAGACCTCGTAGGTACCGAACGGTACCGTACTGATCGAACCGTCCAGCAGCTCGATTCCCAGCTCCACTGAACAGGTCGTACCGAACGGAGTGAGTAGATCGCCGGGGCGCTGCGGGAACCGGTTCCCGCCCACGAAGGTCAGGCGCCCATCCCACCTGGCCGAGCGGCGCGCGTCCTGCGTGAACGATCCGCCGACCGGCTCGAGCATCTGGCTGACGCCGTTGCGGTTGAACGTGCAGCGGGTGACGCGCCGGTACCCGGTCGCCGTGGTGATGGCCGCCTGGTGCCGAGCCGAAGTGAAGGGGTTCACAGCAGGGTCTCCGGTTCTACCGTCTCCGGCCAGGGCTGACGTACGGCGCTGGTGGACAGGACCTTCACGTCCGGCGCGGGCGCGGTCACCGTCCACGCTCCCGGCGCGTACCAGCCCGGGGTGCCGCCGAGCGGTGCCCAGTAGACCAGGTCCGCGCCGATGATCTCTTCAAGGCGGTCGATGTCCTGCTTGCCCACGACCGCGATCGTGAGTGACAGGTCATCGCCCGGGATGGTGTTCGACACCGTGTGACGGCCGCCGGTTCGCGGGACCGCGTCCGTACTCCCGCGGGGCAGTGCGTGGCCACGAGTGGCGGCGACCGCCATCACGTCGGTCAGCGATCCGATGCGGTCCATCCCGTCGGTGTGCAGTAACGCCGGCACGGTGATCGCGGCGAACTCGCTGATCCGCAGTTCCGGCACCGGCAGAGTGCCACCGGCCACGGTGCCCTCGACGCGAACGAAGTGCGCCTCGCGGAACGGGGGCAGGTTGCTCGCCGAACCCGTCGAGCCTGCTCCGCTTGCTCCGGGGGTGATCAGGGCTTCGCTGGTGTCACTGACGTTGTGAGTGTGCGTGGCGAGAGGTACGGAGCCCTGCGTGCCGGTGGTGTCCCGGCCGTACGTCTTGCTCCCGGAGACGCCGGTGGTCACCTCGTGCTTGTGCGATGTTGCACCGTGCGTGTGTGCCGGGGCGGTGTGCGTGTGTGAGGCGGCGCCGCCGGTGCTGCCGACCGATGCGGTACCGATGTCCCGGCAGAACCAGGTGCGCATGTCCGGCGTGCCGTTCGAGCCGTTGCACAGGGTCAGCACCGGATCGAGATCGGCGACCGCATCCGTGTAGAGACCGATGATGCGGGTCTGCGCGCCGTTACCGGTGTTGCGCAGCGTACGCAGTCGCCGATTCGGAGGTTCGGTGTTGGCGATCGAGACACCGCCGCCACCTGCGGAGAGGACGGCGCCGGACGTGGTCGCCACCACGTTACCGGGGTGAGTGTGGCGGGCGAGCCAGCGCGGCGTGCCGCTACCGGAGTTCGCTTCGGTGGCGGCAGCCGGGCCGCTCGGCTCGGTGGTGAAGTTGGGGTGGTCGTGCTGCGGTGGCGTGCCGTGCGTGTGGATATTCACGTCGTGGCCGTGAGTCGACCCGCCGTAGACGGCACCCCCGTTGCCCGCCGCCGCGGCACCGCGCAGGAACCGGCCGGAGGATGCGGCGTCGGTCGCCCATCCGGACACGCTCTGCGTACTCCAGCCGAGTGCGCCGACCGGGTACACGGTGGCCGAGCCGTCCGACCGGATCCAGATGACCTCCCGAGTCGGCGCGAGGTGGCTCGATGTGGTGGTGCCGGGCGCGGTCGCTCCGGTGCTCACGACGTTCGAGGGGCCGGACAGCAGCGGCAGGTCGTGATCATGCGTGGCCGAGGTGACCGCGATCGAGGCTTTGTCCTTGCGTTCGGTGTTCGTGCTGGTGCTCGATCCGACGGTGTCGGCGGGCATCATGTGCTGGTGACTCGGGATCGAGTGACTGTGGGACGGGCTGGTGTGCGAGTGCGAGGTGGTGCCGCCGGTGACCGAGGGCGCCGCGGTGGTGGTCGCGCCGCGCGGATAGAACCCGTCCAGCGCCGTCACGCGCAGCCATCCGCTGGGGATGCTCGCTGCGGTCCCCGGCCACCCCAGTACGAGGTCCACGGGGATGGTGGCGGGGATGGTGACGGTGCTGGAGACGTAGCCGCGATAGCGCACCCGATAGGTGATGTCGCAGTTGTGCAGCTCCAGCGTGCAGATACCGTCGGCCAGGACATGCTCGGTGTCGACCTGCGGGATGGCCAGATCGAGATACGAGCCGTCCTGGCTGTCGGCGACGACCGCGATCCGGTGCGAGCCGGTGCAGTCGTCGCGCCACACCTCGGTCACCACGTAGTCGTTGTCCCACGGCTGACCGCCGGGGAACTCCCACGTCACCCGGTACCCCTCGCCTTCACGAACCGCGGTGAGGTTCGGCGGGGACGGCGGCGGGATGGTGTTCTCGATCTCGAAGTTCAGCGCCCCGATGCCGAAGAACTCATCCTCGTCGCGGATCGTGCTGGTCACGCCGAAGGTCAGTGTGTAGAACCCGTCATCGAGCGGGACGGGGCAGATGATCGAGGTAGGTGGCTCACCCTCGCCGGAGGTTTCCAGTATCACCGTTCCCGGCGACTTGACCAGTTCTATCTGCCATCCGCGGGCAGGTAGGCCGTCGTAGGACACGGGGCCGAAGTAGAAGACCGGCTGGTTGGTGTCGGTGATCGTGCCGAGGTGCTGATTCACGCCGGCGTTGTCACGCACCTCCGGTGTGAACTGCGGCTCCAGTCGCGAATCCACGTCCAGATACAGCTCGGAAGTGCGGATCTGCGCCGCGCCACCCGCCGCCCCGGTGAGCACCCCGCCGGAGATGTTCAGCACCGACAGGGGCGCGATCTGCCCCAGTAACAGGTTCGAGCTGGTGAACCAATCCCCGGCATACTCGGAGAACGCGTCGGAGATGTTCATCCGGCTCGCGCTGGTCAGCACCCCGCCGCCACCCGTGGCCGAGATCTCCAGATCCTCGCGGCCGGTGCCCACATCCACCCGCATGCGTGCACGTGCACGGACCCGATGACGCTCGTACCCCGCGGTCAGCGTGTGCGGTTCCATCCGCACCGACCAGGGCGTACCGGTGCCCGGGGACTGGATGTAGGTGCTGTCGCTGTTGTCGGCCGTGACTGTGGCCAGCGTGCCGGACGGAACGGCTGTTCCGTTTCCGATGGTGGTCACGGCGGTCGGGCGCAGCGTCGTGATGATCACTGAGATGTCCCCCTGCTTCGGCTCACGTGGACATCTTAAACATCGGCGACCTGCGGGCCGGGCTGCGGCCCGGTCCCGATGAAATCGGCGGAGACCTGACGGCTCCGGCCGACCTTGACCACCGACACCGATCCGGCCACAGGAGCAGCCCAGACCTCGGTGGAATCAGACGGGCTGATCAGCACGAGCGGCCGGGCCAGCACGGTGAGCAGCTCGGCCAGGGCGGCCTCCGACTCCACCCCGGCGACCATGTGCAGGTTGCGTTCCCCGGGCGCGGCATTCTCGGCGAAGCGTGTGCCGTTGACGCCGGTGTTCGCGGTCAGCTCGCGATCCACGTCCCACGTGAACTTCCCGATCACCGGAGCCCACAGCGCGCCGGTGGCGTCCTGAGTGCGGATCAGGTGCTCGCTCTCGTCCCACGTGAAGCAGACCTCGGTGGGCGGAGGCTCGGGGATCTGTGGCTCGGTCAGCTGCACGAACGCGACCGTTCCGTACAGAGGCTGGGTGCTCGCGGCGCTCAACGTGCCAGACGTGCTCCCGCCGACCGTCGGGGTGGTGCTGTCCGTGGCGGAGCTGACATGCGTGTGACCGCTGGTGCTGACCGCGATGGTGCTGGACGCGAGCACGTTGCTGCTGGCCGCCGCGGTGGCCGCCGTCGTGGTCGTGTGGGTGTGGCCGGTGGTCGTGTGCGTGTGGCTCGGGGTGGTGTGCGTGTGCGTGTTGAGCGATCCACCGGTGGTGCCGATCCCCGAGGTGGCGCCCTTGACGTACCGGTCGAGCAGGTTGGGCGTGCCGTTCGTCCCGTCACAGAGTTTCCAGTGGCGCGGGATGGTGCCCAGCGACCCGCGCCATGCGCCGATGATCCCGACCGGGATCGAAGCCCCGCCGCTGGTGTTCTGCTTGACCCGCATCTGCACGAACGGCGGTTCGTCCGGGGACGCGGTGCCGGAGTTGCCGTTCCCGCCGGATGTCAGGGCGGCGGCATCGGCAGCGCCCACTGTGACTGCGTGATTGTGGGTGGCGGCGTAAGTCGCCGAGATCGCGCCCGCCGTGAGAGTCAGCGTGCCGGCCACGTTCCCGGTGTTCGGGCTCGTGTGCGTGTGCGATACCGCAGCGTGCACATGGGTGGCGATGGCGTGCAGGTGATTCGGCAACTGGCTCGCGACTGTGGCGCCACCGTCTGCCGAATCGCCGGCGCCGCGCAGGAACCGGCCGGTGGCGTTCGCGTAATCCGTCCAGCCCGTCAGCGCGATGTCCGGCGAGATGCCCAGCGCGTTGTTCGGGACACCGGCCGGTGTCCCATCCGACTCGATGTGAATCACGTTCAGCCGATCCGGATCGTTCGGGATCGAGCTGCCGATCGAAGGGCTGGTGAGTCCGGACAGCAGGCTGGTACTGGCGACCGCGGAGCGGGTGTGCGTATGTGTCACGGGGACCGCAGACGATCCGGCGGTGTTCGGGGTGGAGGTCACCTGGCCGGTGGCCGCCGAGGTGTTACCGGTGACCGTGTGCGCGTGAGTGATGTCGTGAGCATGGCTCGGGGTGGTGTGTCCGTGCGAACCGGATCCACCGGTGAGGCCGGGCTGCGTGCTCGCGGTGGCCACGCCCTTGGCGTACCGGCCGTCCAATGCGGTGGTGCGTTTCCAGCCTGCTGGGATGCCGGCGTTCGTGCCCGGCCAGAGGAAGATCAGGCCCCGGGGCAGGCCGGTGTCGCGCACGTCGGACCAGGCGCTGATCACCACGGCTCCCGCCTTGCGCCCGATCGCGCGCGCCCGGTAGTACGAGCAGCACTGCTCGGCCACGTGCGTGCACGAGGACCCCAGGCCGGTGCGCGGGATGGTGTAGTCCTCCCACGTCGCGCATTCGTCGGTGCCGAGTGGGCCGAGCATGGCCAGGGTCGTTCCGTTCTCGTTCTCACTGCCGGCGCAGTCGATGCGCTGCAACTCCACGAATCCCCGGCCGAGATCGAAGCCCGACATGTCGGGGGCGCAGACCTCGACGGCGTACAGCGGCGAGCCGGGGATCTGCTCGGCTACGGGGTCGTTCGGGATCGGCACATCGCCGGTGCTGATCGTGAAGGCAACCGTCTGCACGGTGCTCGGGTAGGGGGTGTTCGCTCCGAGGGTGGTCCAGATCTGCAGGTTGGCGGTGTAGCTGCCGTTCGGGAGCGGGTCGGTGAGCTGGTCGGTGGGGTTTCCCGCCAGCACGCCGGTATCCCAGACGATCGTGCTGCCCTGCGTGATCCAGTAACGGTACTGCCGCAGCACGAGCCCGTCGGAGTCCACCGCGGTCACTCGCAACAGAGGGGTGTTCGTGTCGGTGATGGTGGTGTTGACCGCGCCCGCGCCGTCCAGCACCTGACCGGTGAAGGTCGGCGCTTCGCGGCTGTCCATGTCGATGTAGACCTCGGTGACCTTGACCCCGCTGTCCTGGCCGAGGATGTGGGCGGCCAGGATGGTGGATCCGTCGTGGGGGGCGCCGAATCCCCACGAGCCGTTCACCGTGTCGGGGCTCGCCGGGAATGTCGCCGAAGCTCCACCGGTCAGCGCGCCACTCTGCAACCGCACCGCCCACCACGCGCTGCCGTCTTCGCCGCGGACACGCACCCGAACCTGGTGGCGGCGCTCGCCGGCGGGCGGGGAGTCGACCGGGGTCTGCAACACCAGCGGCGAGCCGGATCCCGACCACAGCGCGTAGGTCGAATCGAGGTCATCGGAGGTGACCCCGTTCAGCGTGCCGGACGGCATCGCTGACCAGCCGGTGAACGAAGAGACCGAGGACGGCCTGAGTACCGTTATCGAACCCACGGTCAGCGCACCCGCCCCGCCTGCGCGAGGCGCGCAAGCACTGCTTCGGCGGCGGCGTTGCCTGCACCGGTTCCGGAACCGTTGATCACGATGGCTCCCGCCTCGATGACGAAACTGCTGGTTGAGGTGGTGCCGGGCTTCGCCGAGTTGATCGCGCTACCCGTCCAGTCCGGCATGCTCGCCGTCAGGCCCTGCAGGGTGCTGCGGATGGCGTCGCGCTCATCGAGCAGACCGCGTTCGAATCCGCGCATCACGAGACGGCCGGACTCGCGGAGGATCCTCTTGTCGAGTTCCTCCGGCCCCTTCCATGAGGGCAGCATCGAGGTCAGGTCGCCGAGGACACTACGTACCCTGCCGAATCCCGCCCGGATGCCGGAGATCAGGCCGTCGATGATCTGACGGCCGGCGGAGAGAAGCCATCCCGCCGCGCCGGAGAACGCTCCGCGCACGGTCGCGCCCGCGACAGCGAGACCGGTACGGATCCGGTCGATGACGGTGCGGGCGCCGGTCGCCGCAGTCGATGCCATCGTGGACATGGCGGAGGCGATCCGGGAGTTCGCCTGGCCGAATGCGGTGGCCAGAATCCCGGGCACTGCAGCGATGCCGTTGCGAATCCGGGCGACCACGATCGCGATTCCGGTCTGCACGGTCGCGATGATCGAGTTGATCTTCGCCGCCACGGCGCCCTTCGCCGCATCCCAGGCGATGCTGAAAGCCTCCTGGATGGCCGACTCCAGCCACGGCTTGGCGGTCTCGTCCCACCACGGGACGAACTTCTCCTCCCAGAGCCGCTGAATGAACGCCAGGGCCTCGTCCCATACGACACCGAGGAAATCCTTCAGTGGACCCCACGCCGCCTTCACCGAATCCACGAAGGCTATGAACTTCTCCTCCAATTTCTTCGGGTCATCCTCGGCAGCGAACGCCTTGATCTTGTCCCAGACGTTCTGAATGGCATCACCGAGCGGACCCCACGCGTCCTTTATGCGCTGAATGGCGCCGGTGCCGCCGTCCACGAAGCTCGTGATCCCGGTCAAGATCGTTGACCAGATGTCCGAGTTGGCGAACAGGATGATGGCGTTGTTCCAGGCGCCGAAGATCACGTTCAGCCCGGAGATCAGGGGGCCGAGAAGTTTCAGCGGACCGAAGATGATCTTGAACAGGGCCTCCGTCGTGTTGTCGATAACGTCGGAATTGTTGAAGATCGTACGAAAAAAGTCGCCGAGCACCTTTCCGGCCCATTCGAACCCCTTACCGAAGCCCTCTAGCGCGGCATTGATCCCGGGTAGAGAATCCTTGATGCCGCCGAGGACGTTCTTCACGAACCCGGAAAGCGCTTTCGCGAGAGGCTCGATCGAGGGAGCGATGCCCTTGAATATCGACTTCAGAGTGGGCTGCAGGTCCTTGATGGTGTCCTTAAAGATCCCGATCGATCCCTGCAGTGGCTTGAGCAGCGGCTGAGCGGCCTCTTTGCCAACGTCCTTGAGCGTTTTGGTCAGGCTCTTGAACGACTCGACCAGGGGCTTCACCTCGCGCAGCGCGAACGCACCGAGCCCGATCACGCCGAGCCCGACGCCGATTCCGGTCAGCGCGATCACCGCCGCCGACACGATACCGAGCACGGCAGGCAACACGACCGCAGCCAGGGCGGCGATGAACGTCCCGCCGACCAGCGTGCCGATGCCGCTGACGATCGGGACGACTGCGGACGCCGCACCCGACAGCGCGTTGCCGAGCACGTCTTTGAAGCGGCCGAGCGCGTTCTTGATCCCGTCCAGGAACCCGTCGCCAAATCCTTCTTTGAACCCCTTGCGGGCACCTCCGGAAGCAGCTCTTCCGAGCGCTTCGCCATCCTTGACGAACTTGCCCCGGGCATCACGCAACCGGCCATCGGCACCGCGGGTGATCCCGTCACCGAGAGCTTCTCCGATTGCTTCGCCCTCTTTGACGAAATGCCCCTGAGCGTTACGCAGTCGACCGTCGGCTCCGCGCTTCAGCCCGTCAGCCAGTTTCTCTCCCGCCTTCGCGGCATCGGCACTGATGGCGTCGGTGTCGACCGGGACCTTTATGGCGCCCGGCTTGACCTTCTTGAGCGCGGCGTTCAAATCCTTTTCGGTGTCGCGAGCGAAATCACGCACGTCACCAACGATCTTGACGCTAGCTTCGCCTTCATTCGCCACGTGACCAGCGTACGGTGTGCGCACGTGTCACGCCATCTCGGATGCCCGGACATCTGCCGTAGGATGACGGGATGGATGTCAGTCGCGCACAGCTGTCGAACCTCGGCGACGAGGTCATGCTGGAAGATCCCGATTCCGACGTACGTGTGCGCGTGCGGATGTTCCCAGGCGCCGAGCGGCCGACCGTACAGGCGCTCACGGTGGAGAGCAGGGGGAACGCTGCGATCACCGCGGGCACGCTGACGCAGATCCCGGTACGGCAGATCGCCGGCGTGGCGGCCAGTGCACTCAGCGGCGGCGGAGATGAGACGCAGTACCGGATGCTGGCGGTCCCGCGGCCGGAAGGGGAACGTTCCTGGCCGGTCGATCACTTCGCCCGGGTGTGGCGGGTTGCTCAATGGGCGCGCCGGACAGGGCGGGACGGCGGGGAGGCCGGGACGGTGTCCGAGTTCTGGAAGGTGTGTCCCCGGACAGCGCGCCGCTGGATCGCGCAGGCCGCGCAGCAGGTCGTGGACCGGCCATCGTCTCGAACTCCGTCAGAGCCTGCCGGCTGACGCGCGTACCCGATCCCGGCATGGGTGTCTCCAGCGCGGCCAGGTAGTCATCACGGTAGAGGCGCCCGGTCTTGTCATTCTTGCCGTCCGCGAACCGATCGAGCAGCAGCGAGTGGATGGCGTCCAGAACCGCGGCCAGGGGAAGCACATCCCAGCGCACACCGTCTCTGACCAGCTGTCCGTTGATCGATGCCCAGTGCTGCGCCGCGAGGGACGCGATGGTCAGAGACGCCATGATCGGCCGGCCCGACGCCTGCTCGACTGCTTCGATCAGCGCTTCGCCGATCTCGGAAGGCTCGATCTCACCCTGCCATAGGCGGTCGGTCAGGTCGGGGTCCCTGATCATGTCGAGCAGGACGGTCGCATCAAGATCGGCCAAGACAGGCCACCACGCGACCGCGGGGGCGGCGGGGATGGTGTACTCCTGGCCGCCGAGCGTGACCCCGATCGCCCAGCACCGCATCGAGGCGAGGGGGTCGGGGGTCATGGTGCCGCGCTATCCCACTCGATCGTAACGGGACCATCGATCTCCAGCTCGGCCATCGTCCACAGGTAGCGCTCCACGTACTTCACGCCCCTGTTGAAATCGGAGGCGGACGCGAACTTGCCCGGTTGTCCGGGGACCTCGATGTACAGCTCAGCGTCAGAGTCGCGGACGAACCGGATGCGTTGGGAGACTGGCTCGCTCATGACAGCTTCGGCGGTTCGGTGATGGCCTGCGGGCGCGGGATCGATCCGGCGCGGCCGGTGGTGTGCCGGATGCCGGCGCGCATGGCCGAATCCTTCGCCTCGATCAGCTTGTTCAGCGCGGTGGTCAGCTCGGGGGATTCGGTGCCGATCTCCTGCAGGAGATCGATCGCCGCGGTGTAAAATACCGAGCTGAAACGCTTCAGGTCGTCCGGCAGGTGCGCGAACGTCAGCCACTGCAGGGCATCACGTACGCCCTGGTGGCGACCAGCGGTGTAGTACGCGGCGTTCTCGGCGGTGCCGAAGATGTGTTCGGGGTCGATGCCCCGGCCGAGGTGTTCCATCAGGAAGCCTTCCTGCGGGCGCGCTTCGCAGGCGCGGGCTCGGCCGGAGTCTTGTCGTCGGTGAACGCGCTGACCGCGAGAGTGATGATCTCGGCCCGCTCCACGAGCGTGAGCGCATCGTCCAGGGTCAGATCGTCAAGCCATGTCCGGTCCGCTCGGTCCACGATCACCGAATCGATGATCCGGCCGGCGCGCAGGTTGGCCCGCATCGCCTCTTCACCGTCCCATGCGTCGGTGTCAGCCTGCTGCAGCTCCTGGATCGTGCGCTGCCAGACGAAGATCTGCGCATCGGTCGGCATCGCCACGGCGATCTCGCGACCGCGGAAGGTGATCAGGCGCTGCTCGCGCGCAGGCGCGGGTGGTGGAGCGGTCATGAGGTCCTCCGGTTCGCGGTGTGCGGTAGTGAGGCGGGGCGCCGCTGACCGCGAAATCACCCCCGCCCCGCCTCGCGTGTCACTGTACCTCAGCCCGCCCGGACATCTCAGGCCGGAACGAAAGCAGCCCCGCCGGAGCGGGGCTGAGTGCTTGCGGTGATCAGGCGGCGCGGTGGCGAGCCAACCCGGAACGAACATCATGCACACCCGAGCTGATCTTGTTGCGACCGTCCCGTACGAACCACCCGACCGTCCCGATCTGACGCTGGCCGACCTTGCCACTCACGTACCGCACCGGAACGGCGAACGTGAGCATCCGACCCGTGTGCCCTTCGGGGCGAACCTCGCCACCCTTAGCGATCGTCTCGGTGATCAGCTCGCGGATCGTCTTCGGGAAGGTGGCGAACTGAGCGCTGGCCGGGGTGATCGCGTCGTTGTTCATGAGAGAGACTTTACAGCGATGCCAGGGAAGTTGTCAAGGGGCGATCTCAGTGGCGACCGGTGCGCTGGTAGCGCATGCCCTCCTGTCCGGCGACCTCGCGCAGCGCGGTGGTCAGGAACGGGCGGCCAGGGCGAGCCGGCTGGTGGACCACGCGGGTGTAGACCGTCCGACCGCCGACCGTGAACTTGAGCTTCGGACCGCCCGGTCGGCTACGGATGGTCAGGGCGCGCCGGCCGTTGTGCACCGCGGCGGCGTACTCGGCGGTGTACCTCACCACGCCCGTGACCGTGCTGCCCGTGACCGAGACGTTGCTCTGCCGGGACGCACGTAGCAAGCCGGTGTCGACCGGGCACAGGACTGCACTGCGGTTGTCGGTCTTACGGGTGGCTCGGCCTACGATCTTCCTGGCCGCAGCCATGCCGGTTGCGTGCATGCGTGCCTGTGCGAGATGAACTGCCACGACTTCAGCGTACGGGGTTGACACTTATCGGGCATGCACGTAAGGTTCATCTCAGCGCAACGGGGGACCGCCCCTCGGACACGAGAAACGGGTGAGCTGGGGATGCCCAGGAACCCACCGTTGCTGACAGCGGGAAAGACCGCCCCGGCTCTCGGGAGTCCTAGCGGGGACCGAGCGGGTTGACTGGCGCTAGGGGTGCCGACTTAGTGCGTCGCGTAGATCCGGTTCGCCGGGGAGGGCGCACAGGGGTTACCGGTTCGATCCGGGCGGCGCGCGCAGATACGGTCCAGACGCCTAACCAGCAGAAAGGGCCGGGCAAGCAGATCAGCCCACCTGGTGGTGACCTGAGCAAACTAGCCGGTTGGTCCCGGCGAAGTGCGAGGGGCGGAGCGGGGTTCGACTCCCCGCCTGATCGCGCAGCAACCGAGAGGCAGGACCACGTCGTCACTCGGGCCGGGCGGATAGGTAGCGAGCGTCGCCGGCACGCAGCACACAACCGAATAGCGCACCTGAGCAGGCTGAACGCGTCGTCAGTGCAGGTGTCATCAGGGGCTCGCGTGCAGGAAAGCGCTTGCCTCTGAAAGATCTTGTCCCACCCCCTTGCCAACTTCCCTGGCATGCCTGTAAAGTAGTAATCACAAGGGCGAGCGAGGGAGCGGGACATGATGACGATCACGATCGAAGACACGATCTGGACGAAGATCGATGACGAGACCTTCCGCACCCAGGGCGGCGCAGAGATGAGCAGCTGGGAGCGCGCCGAGTCGGTCAAGATGCTGGCGTGGGCCGAGCGCGAGCTGGTCAAGGCCGGCAAGCGAGACCTCACGGACGAGGACAACGCGGAGGCCTACCTGGAAGCGCTGGAGATCCGCAACAGCTGGGACGAGAACTTGGAGCTGATCGATACCCTCTGGCCGCGCTGAGCTGGGAAGACGGGGGGCCGGAGAGGCTCCCCTAAAGATCTTGGCCCACCCCTTGCAACTTCCCTGGCATGCCTGTAAAGTAGTACTCACAAGGGCAAGCGAGGGAGACGAAATGTTCAGCATCGAGCAGGCGGCCAAGGACATCAACAAGGCGATCGAGCGGACGCACACCGGGGACTGGGTGAAGCTGACCGAGGTGGCAGCGCTCGCCGGAGACCTGACCATCGAGCAGTGGCGAGCCGGCATCGAGTACCTGCTGGTGAACGACCCGGACATCGAGGTCATGGGCGAGATGAACCAGAAGACCCTGACGAAGATGGACCGCCTGTACGAGGTCCGGTGCGGTGGGGTCTGGAACCACCTGATCCGCCGGTACTGAGCAGGACGGGGGCTCCGGCCCCCACCTCGCACCACCCTTGTGAGCTAGATCAACTTGACACGTTTCAATCAGAGAGGCTGACCGCATGCACTACAACGTCCAGGTTCACATTCAGCGAGTGGAGACCGTCCCCCGCGCGTCCAGCACACTGAAAGACGACTTCCGCAAGGTGACCGAAGTCCTCGAACTCAAGATCACGGCGGAAAGTGAGGCCGTCGCGTACGAGCGAGCGCTCAGGGTGCTGAGCATGAACGCACCGGAAAGCGAGCTGCCCCGATGAACTGGGAACCGATCATCGTGCTGGGGATGTTCCTGACGGCCATGGTCCTGCTGGCCTGGATCGAGAGACGCTGACCCTTGTGATCATGAGCCGACGGTCACTAGCGTCGGCCGAATAGGTTCGCGCACGCCCCGTGCTGGTTAGATCCCCGCGGGGCGTGCTGCTGTCATGATGCGGGTCCGGCGCTCTCGCAGTCACACGCGGGTCCCCGAACGGTCACCGTCATCACACCACCGGCGCATCCGCCGGAGAGGTCCAGCGGGAGCCAGGCACCCGGGAGCATGGACTTGATCCGCCCGCGCCCCTCCGGCAGCTCACCGAAGCAGCAGAGCGCCCGACGCATCGCGGCGGCATCGTCCATGACCGCCTGCGTCACCGCGTCCCACTGAGCCGCGGTCGGGATCTTCTGCGCTGGCGGCGTGGGCGCGCACCTGATCGCGCCGATCTCCAGCGTCACCGCCCACGCCACGACACCCTTTGGAACGGGCGTGTCGTCTTGCGCCGGGAACGTCCCCGAACTCGGGAAGAACGTCACGGGGCGGACCCACGCCAGGCCGGAGCAGCACTCGTCCTCGGTCTCGCTGATCAGGTGGTCCACGATCGCGCCCGTGCGCAGCTGCACGTACTTCGGCGGCGAGTCGAGCTTCTCCACCTCCTGCTCAAGGCAGGCCAGCAGCTCACGCGCCAGCGGCATCACCAGGGGGTCAGTTGCCATCAGGCACCCCAGACTGTCACGCGGTCGCAGGACTCCGGAAGATCCGGCGAGAGGACCACGGGCGGGGACTGACGGCGGCCAGGATTGAGGGCCGCGATCACGTCATCGACCTGGCGCACGCCCGTGGTGCCGGCCGCGCCATCGCCGGCGTCCACCTCGATCTCGACACCCTGACGCGACAGGCGGGTCATCCTGGCCGGGAGCGCGCATGCCCCGCCGGCCAGATGCTTCGCATACTCGCACGCGAGCAGCGCGACCGCCACCTGCAGCGCGGCGGGCAGTTCGCGGCCGATACCGTACGTGACCTGGAAATCGCCCGGCTCAGTGCCACAGCTCGGCCAGCACAGGCCATCCGCGCGAACCAGCAGGTACGCGCCCTTGCTCAGGTCCACCCGGTAAGCGCTTTCCTCCACCGTCTCACCCGCGACCACCACCGAGGTCACCGAAGCCACCGGCCCACGCAGCACGATGGCGCACCCGCCGGAGTTGCAGCAGGACCCGCACCCGCGGTTGAACCACCGGCCACCGAACAGGTACGGGCCGCTGACCACGGGATCCTGGCCCGGCCAGATGGGGTAGTCGCGGTAGATCTCCGGCGAGAGCATGTTCTGCCGGGGCTGGATCGTCATCTCGCACACGCCGTACTGCCGCCCGGTGGCCGCCCAGAGGAACCGGCTCGCGAGCTGCAGGGCCGCGGTGCGCACGGCCAGGGACCTACCCGCCCACTCGTCACAGACACCCAGCTCGTCCGGGTCGATGCTCCAGCCGCAGACTCCGGTGTCGATCGGGGGTTCGGCGTTGCTCCCGGTGATCGCTGCAGCCATGTCCAGCGTGAACGCCACCGCCCCCTGGCCGTTGCCGCCAGGGGTCACGCCGGTCGCCGAGAGGATGATCTGCAGCGGGTAGTCGGCCGCGCCCTCGTTGGCCGCCGCCGCCTCGAAGACCACATCCACGAAGTAGTTACCGCCGCCGAACGCGTCCGACGGGTAGGCCGGCGCGGCGCCGGTGCGGAAGGTGCCGTTCCACAGCGAGCCGAGCCCGCCGGAGTTGGTCCCGTTCTGCGGTGCGGTCAGGTTGCCGTTCGTGATGCCCGCGCTCGCGAAGGCACCTGAGGTGGCCACGTACCGGCCATTGGTGCTGTGCCGGTTGGCTCGGTAGGGCATGCCCCCGGTGACCGGTACGGGCGAGCTGAGCGGGATCACGTTCCACGCGCCCGGTGTCACCGAAGCCGCAGTCAGCGTGCCGGAACCGAGCAGCGTTCCCTGGCCGGAACCGGCCGGATCGTCATCGGTGGTCGGTTCGTACAGCTCTCCGGTGAACGTGCCGGAGACCGTGATCGGCGCGAAGAACCGGATCCCGGTGATCGTGCCGCCGACCGCGGGCACCACCGTGACGGCGGTGTTGATGCCACCGGGCTCAAGCACGTCCCCGGATGCGGGCACCTGATCGGTGAAGATCGACTCTGCCATGCGCGCCCGCTCCCCTACGCGTTCACGGGGACGGCAGTGCCGTCATCCGCCCAGGTGTTTCCGCTGTACACGTTACCGTTCGCAGCCAGGAAAGAAGTCACCGTACCGAACGCCCCGCCCTTGCCGGTGTCCGGATCGCGGGCCAGCACGTTGTCCGTGAACTCGATGCCGGTGGGGTTGTCGCCGAAGTTGGCGCCGGGGTTGTGTCCGAGCGACACCGAGTAGCCACCCGCGGTCACCGGGAAGTAGTTGCCCCCGATCAGGATGTCCGCCAGCTCGGCGAAGTCCCCGAACAGGTTCAGATTGTTCGAGGGACCACCGCCGTGCCCGTTGTCCAGCACGTCACAGACGATGGTGTTGCCCGTCAGGGTGATGTCGTGACCGCCCGAACACAGGAACCCGCCAGCGTGGTCCTGGCCGGTGGCGCTGATCCTCTGGCCGTGCAGGTATGAATCCTCGACGAGGACGTTGATCGAGGCGTTGACCGCGGTGATCCCACCCTCGATGTCGCAGCGCAGGATGGTCATGTTCTGGAACCCGACGGCGGCGTTCGGCCAGGTGGTGGCGTCGACGTGGCAATCTTCCATCGTCAGGTCCGCGTTCGCCGAGTCGATGTCGATGTGCCCGTTGATCTTGCAACGGCGCAGGGTGACGGAGGCGTTGTCGTAGATCCGGATGTCGCCGTTGATCAGCTTGTCCTCGATCACCGCGACCTCATTGTTCTGGAACCCTTCGGGTCCCGCGTACAGCGTGAGGTCGGCCTCTGTCATCCCCACGCCGGCGAGGCCGGTGTTCGTGGCGTCGGGGAATCCGGTGCCGGGCACGCCGGCGATCGTGAAGCCGGTGACCTCGAACGACCCCGAGGTGCTGAACGCGGTGTCACCGTCCAGCCGGACCGAGCCGTAGAACGTGCCACCGGTGCTCGCGCTGAACAGCAACAGATGGGATGCGCCGGCGCTCGGGTCGCCGCCGAAGGTCATGTCCTGGCCGATCGCCACACGCCCGGCGCTGGTCTGATCGGCAGCCGCGGGTCCGTCTCCGACGGCGGCGTGCGTGATGGCCGCGACCCCGGACGTGAGGACGGCCGTCAGGCCTGCAGCGTTGAGCCCCATCAGGCCGGAGACGATCCGGTGATGGTCAGCGCGGTCAGGTTGTAGCTGCCCGACGCACTGAACGCCTGATCGCCGGCGAGCGCATCGAACCCGTAGAACGTGCCACCCGTGGCCGCGCTGAACAGCAGGGCATGGGTGGCCGGAGCGTCTGCGGTGCCAGTGAAGGCGTACGGGACACCGGTCGCGGTGACGACTCCACCGGCGGTGCCGCGGGTGACCTGCACGCGCGCGGTGCTCACCTCGTCAGCGGCCGTGGGCCCGTCTCCGATGCCGACGTACAGCGCCGCGCTGTTACCGGTTGCGAGCAGCGCGGTGATCCCTGCGGTGTTGAGTCCCACGGTGGGCGCCTCCTGTGTCAGTCCTGTTCAGTCTATGCGGACACGTCATGAACGCGAAGCGCCCCCGACCATCGATCGGGGGCGCTGCACTAGTCGCGTGACTACGAGCTCAAACCGGCGGTTCCACAGATCGCCTCCGGCGGGGCGAGCTGCGTCCAGATCGGCAAGTGGTGGGTGTCGGTCTCGATTGCGACCGGCAGCGGCGCCGGAGCGTCCGTCTGGTCGCGCATCACGTCGTACGGACCCACGCCCCACGGTGTGCCGGTCCGCGTGCGGGCGACCACCGTGAAGTTGATCGCCGCGTTCGTCACCGCGATGTCCTCCATGAGAGCACCCTCGACGAGCCACGGCAGCAGGTTGTAGCCGTACCAAGGGTACGGGTCACCCGGAAGGCAAGCCTCCTCGGCGTTACCCATCCACAGCTCAAGCGCGAAGTTCGCCGTGGCGAACTTCGCCTTAGTGACCGCGAAACCGATGCTCTGACCGGAGTAGTCCAGGTACGGATCCAGCCCCGTCAGGATCGCGAACAGTTCCGGGTCCACCTCCTGGAACACCATGGTCACGGTGTACCACCGTAGGTCCGGCAGGCTCCGCTCATCGATGATGGCACGCCCGGCGGCGTTGCGGATGAAGAACGACTCGCCCTCCTCCACCTCCGGGGTCATCGTGACGGAAATGAACCCGTCTGAGACACCGTAGGCGTCATCGCCGTACTCCGGATTGCCGCACTCGTCCAGCCGCGTGACGCGCATCGTCTCGCCCTGCAGCGGCTTGGCACAGATCGCATTCGCCATTAGGGACTCACCACTTCCAGGGGATCGTAGGTAGCGCGGCCGGCGAAGCAGTCGAACGACACCGCATAGGCGCGCTCGGCCACGATGAGTTCGAGGTTGGAGATACGATCGAACGCGGTCGCCATGTCGACACCCGCGCCACGCCACACCGTGGTCTGACCGGTCACGATCAGCTCACCGGCCGGGTAGGCGCCGAACACCCACACTGAACCGAGGGGAGTGATCTTGCGCGTGCTGCCCTGCTCGGCTAGGACGAGCCCCGCCTCCGCAGCGAACGCAGCGACCTCGATCGGGGCGTGGATGTAGGCCACCCCGCCGTACTGCTGATCGGTGTAGGCGTAACGCTCCAGCGCCCCCACGACCTCAGTGATCAGACCGTCCTCGTACCCCGAGGGGATCGGAACGGCCGTCTCGTCCAGATTGCGGATCCCGAGTTCGTTGCCCTCGAAGTCCAGCCCCGACCAGAGCGCCGTCTCGACCGCGGCCATCTCGCCGGACTCAAGGCGCCGCAGCGCCTTGTTCTCCAGCTCGGTCTGGCTGTAGCCGACGAGCGTGCACTCCATCGTGCCGAGCACCGCGAAGACGCCGGTCTCGATCTCTTCGTCATCGCCATCGATCGGCTTGGTCGGTGCCGCGCCGGGGGCGTAGCAGTCGATGCCGAGCGCGCGCACGCTGCCGCACCCGCTGGGCACGTAGCGGACGCCGCCACCCTGGCCGTGGGTCGGCAGGTCCAGCGGGCCGATCGCCGCGTCGAACAGGCCGTAACGCCGCCGAAGCGGCTCCGGGGCCGGGACGGTCATTCCGGGAATGATCGCCATGTCAGTTTCACCTCCATCTCATGATCGTTCGTGAGGCTCCGGGCCGAAGCCCGGAGCTAGATCACGAGATGTCAGGCCGGCTGACCGGTGACGCCGGCGACCGGGATCGGGGTCGTGTAGTACCGCGACTCGGCGCACATTTTCATGATGTTGAAGCCGTCCTCGGCGAAGAGGGCGGTGTACTGGTTCTGGGTGAGCATCGCGTTGTCGTAGACGGTGTCCAGCTGGACCACGTCACGCACGGGCTTCAGCCAGGTCCCGGCCGGGTAGATGATGAACTCCACGTTGGCCGGGAACGCGGTGATCGGGGTGGCCGCGCCCGGTGCGCCGGACAGGCCGACCGAGGAAAACGCGTCCTGGTAGTCGTAGACGAAGTGCGGAACCACGTTGCGGACCCGGAACCAAGAGAGGATCTCGGCGTCCGTGACAGCCAGCTCAGCAACACCGGCGCGCCGGGCGATCGCGGCACGGATCGGGGCCATCGCCCAGATCGGCAGGACGATCTCCAGCGTCTGAGTGGGGGACATCCGGTGCCGGTAGCGCAGGTCCACGGCGGCCAGCTCGACGGCCGAGAGCACCTGCGAGGCACCGTCGGAGTTGTTCGCCGGGATCGCGATGGTGCCGCCGTTGGTGGACTGCGCCCGGATCCGCTGGATCACCGATGCGTTGACCTTGTGGTCCAGGCCGATCAGCGCGTTCTGGGTGAACTGGTCGATCGCCTCCGGGTAGCCGCGCCGCTGCAGCAGGGCGCCGGTGAGGCAGAGGTAGGCCACGTCCATACGGACCTCGACGAAGTCCGGGCACGGGATCTCGACGCAGACCTTGTCCACGCCGTTGATCACGTCGTACTCGGTGAGGATGACGTCGCCGTTGTCGCCGATCTCGTCGTACACCTCGGCGAACGAGATGCCGCCGTTCTCCGGGATGAAGAAACCACCGCGGGAGGCCTGGACCTCGGGAACGTCCAGGATGCCCTCACGGGTGGCCAGGGTGCACAGGTCGTAGATGGTCTCGCTCGGGGCACACCAGCCGGCGGCGGCGGTCAGCGCCACGCCCTTGTTGACCTGGTTCTCCATGGCGTTGAACAGGGAGCCGCCCGGCAGGCGGGACTGCTGGCGCGCGTACTCCAGAACTTCCATCGCCTTGTTGGCGTCGGTGATGCGCAGCTGGGAGTCGTACTCCCGGCGCACGTTGACCGCGCCGTGGCGGGTCAGCGACCGGCCACCCATCTTGAACCGGGTGCCCTTGCCGCCGATCGGCGCCTTGTTCCCGGCCTTACCGGTGCCGCCACCGTACGACGCCAGGCGCCGCTCGATGATCTGCGCGGCGTCCGCGAACGAGGCGATCTCCTGGCCGGCGTTCGGCACGTCGGAGGAGGCGGTGAGGACGGCGCGCCGCGGGGTCTCGACCTCGGCCGGGGTTTCCAGGGTGCTGCGCGCGGCGGTCACGGCCTGCGGCGCCGGAACGGGCTCGGGGGTCGGCTCCGGCTGCGGCACGGGAGCCGGCGTGGGCTCGGGCTGGACGGCGAACGCGGCGGTCAGCTCAGCACGCGCGGCCTGCGCGGCGGCGGCCTCTTCGGTGCGGCGCGTGCTCTCGGCGGTCGCAGCGTTGAACACGTCGCGGACTTCGAGCAGGTGGCCGGCGGTCGTGCTCTCGTCTGCGGCGGCGGTCTGCGCGTAGGCCTCGACCGCGGTGCGGTAGGTGGCGAACTCTTCGGCGCTGAGAGCACCGAGGTCGGCCGGCACCTCGAACGGGAACGGCATGTCAACTCCCTCAGGGGGTCGGCGTGATCAGTGCTCCCGGCCGGTTCGAAACGCTGCACCAGGTGCTGTACCGCGTAAGCGTACACCGTACAGGGGTCATCTAGATCCGCATGTCCTCTTGCATACTTACCTGGCATGGCTGTAAGGTTGAGGCATGAAGATTCGAGTGGTGCTGGAGATCGAAGTCGACCCTACGGAATGGGTGGACGTGGACGGTTGCGAGCGTGGCGAGGTGCGCGACTCGGTGAAGCGCTACGTGGCCAACCTCGCTCAGCAGGGCGCCATGCTCGATGAAGCGGGGGCGGAGGTCACGCTGCGATGAACAGGCCCGTCCTGCTGGACCTGTTCTGCCGCATGGGCGGAGCCACGGTCGACTACCAGCGCGCCGGCTTCTACGTGATCGGCGTGGACATCGAGCCGCAACCCGGCTATCCGGGGGACGAGTTCGTGCAGACCGACGTGCTGTGCTATCTGGGCGACATCCCGTTCGGCCCACACATCGCCGACCTCGGCGAGCACCCCGCCCTGATCCACGCTTCGCCGCCGTGTCAGGAGGGCAACACCGCCACGATGACCAACCGCACCCGCGGCATCGTGGACTCGCACGTGCAGCTCGTGCCACCCACCCGGGCCCTGCTCGACAGGATCGGCATCCCGTACGTGATCGAGCAGCCCACGTCATCGCGGGCTGGGCTGATCCGTCGGGACCTGACTCTGTGCATGGACATGTTCAAGGGCGACATGCCACCACCGTGGGTGCAGAAACACCGCTCGTTCGAGCTGGGGAACTGGCCGGGCTTTCTCCCGGCGGCACCGAAGCATCCGAAGCACGCGGGCAGGGTGCGCGGGTGGCGGCATGGCCAGTATTTCGACGGTCCGTACGTTGCGGCGTACGGCAAGGGGGGCGGCAAAGCGACCGCCGAAGAGGCCGCGCACGCCATGAAGATCGACTGGATGACCGACCGGTTCGACCTCTGCGAGGCGATCCCACCCTGTTACACCGATTTCATCGGCCGGGCCTTCCCGGGAAGCTGAACACGAAGCAGCCCCCGAGCAACATTGCTCGGGGGCTGCTGTCGTTCAGCGGATCAAGACGGCTTGATCACCCGCGAGCCGGGATGCTTGGCGGAGTACGCCAGCGCCGCCGCCTCAGTCTCTTTGGTGATCTTGAGGCCGCCCTTTAGGACCACCTGGAACCGCTGACGGTTCTTGTTCTTGCCACCACAGTTGCACGGCATGAGTCACGCCCCTCGATTCAGTTCGGCCAGGAGAGCCTCCCGCGCGGGACGGGCAGCCTCCTGGATCGTCATGGCCAGCTCGGCGGCAGCGACCTTGCGCTGCTCCTGAGCTGCGATCTCTGCATGCACCTGACGAACGAGTGCCGCCAGATCTTCGCCCTGGATCGCGTGCGCCGGGACCTCAGCCTGCTCCGCCTCCGGTCCGAGCGCCGCCGTCAGCGCGACCTGACGGCCACCGCGAGAGAACGTCTCGATCGGGAAGCCCGGCTCGGAGTGCTGCCGCGGACCGGGAGCCAGCGCCAGTACCTCGACCAGCGCCAGGCCCGCCGCCGTCTCCCGCCAGTCCCCCGACACCTTGCGGCGCGACAGGATGGCGAAGTCCCCCTCTTCCAGGCCGGGCTCCAGCACACCGGCGACCGCGATACCGAACTCGTCCTCGTAGGCGCGCACGTAGCCGGCGACCCGCTTGCCGTCGTGCTCACGCATCGCCCCGGCCGCAGTAGCCGACAGCGCCGCGTGCCGGCCGCCGACCGTGATGCGGCCCGCCCAGACCACGCCGTCCTGCGTCTCCACCGGGAATCGGTTGAACGAGGCGTAGTCGCCGCCTGTCGGGTCCTTCGGTGCGGTCACGCACACGTCCGAGTAGCCGACATGGCAGGTACGCCAGGTGGCGATGTGGCCGAAGATCCGGCCGTTCTCAGTGTCGTAGGTGATCGGGGTCGGTCCGGTGAGCGCCGGACCGTCGAACACGCTGGCCGCCGGGCGCGCCTGCACGCCGACCGAAGCGATCAGCGCGAGCGCCGGCGCACCGGCCTCGTTCGGGATCAGCTCCAGCGGGCGAGTCGTCTCGGCGAACGCCGGGATCGTCACGAGCGTGGCGGCGCGGACCCGGCCGGAGGTGATCAGCAGCTCCAGCTTCGGCTCCTCGCCGAACTGCGCGTAATGCGACTCGAACATCTGTTCGGTCATCGGCTCGCTGGAGCCGGCCATCACCGGCACGCCCTCGAACGTATCGAGATCCACCGACGGGCCGAGCGTGCCCTTGCTCATCAGGTGCATGACCTCAGCGACATCCTCCGCCAGGCGCGGCATGGCGTCACGGTCGATGTCGTCGTAGAGCTCGCCCTGCCCCCACACCGCGGTCATGTCGGCGCGCATGTCGCCCGCGGCCTCCGCGCTGATCCAGTCGTTGGCGATCGCTTCGGCCACCGTGCCGATGTGCGCCTGCTGGACGGCGCCGACCGCGACCGCGCCATCGTGGCCGCCCTCGCGCTGCCGGACCCACTCCATGCTGAATGGCAGGTCGGCCAGGGAGATACCCCCCTCAGCGAAGCGCCGGCCGTCCCCGGTCGGCAGACCGATAGGGGCCAGCATCGTGCGGAACCTGGTTCCCATGCGTCACACCTCTCCGAAGCTTGCGGACATCTTAGCGCCCAACGGGCCAAAGCTGAGTGGAGTCTGGCTCGGGCTGGATGGCACTAGGCGCCACCCAGCCCCGCTACCTGCTATTCCTTCGGATCCGCCTTGAAAGCCACACGCGCGAAGAGGTCATCCTCGGTCGGCAGCGAGCCCCAGCGGTGCTCGCCCACACCATGCTTCACCAGCGCTCGCAGTGTCCCGCTGACCCCCTTTGGGGTGGCGTAGGTGACGGATACCGGCCCAACGTTCGTGCTCTCCACGCGAACCGCGAACCAGCCCTGCTCCTGCTCGGAGTACGGCTGCATCGGTCGCGTCCCGCCCTGGCTCGCGTCCCGGCTGACCAGGATGCCCAGCTCACGCAGTCGGTTGATCAATCGCTGCCGTCCGCCGCCGAGCGCCTGCGCCAGCGCACCGAGATCGCAGAGCCCGGTCGAATCCATGTACGTACGCCACTCGGCCTCGATCGGGCGCAGTTCCTCGATCCGAGTCTCCGCCTCGATGGCGCGCTTCGAGGCGGAATCCTTCTCGCGGAGCGCGGCAGCGTAGCGCTCCAGCGCGGTCGGCAGGTCCATCTGCCCGAGGTACATCCCGGTCTTCCGGATCTCCGGAAGGATCTCCGTGGTGACCTTGCGTTTGAACTCCTTGGCCGCCTCCTTGCGTGAGGCGAAGATCAGATCGTAGAGCCCGGACTCGTTGACGATCGTCATATCCTGCTGTCCACCAAATTCGGACATAAGGATGTTGGTACTACCAACATCGCGCTGGTCAAGGCGCTTAACCGCCGTCTGAGGCTGTGCTATCTCAATGACGGCACACACGTCGCGGAGAGCGAACCAGGGCTCGCCTTCGATCATCACGACCCGAACGGGCTTATCCTGGAACTCAAAGAGCTGGAGGTCTGTCATACCCTGCAGCTTACCGGAGTCGATATCTGCTATCGATAGTGGGTATCGACTCCGGTCACCGCCGGAACTGCCGGTTGCTGAGATCCACACTCTCGCCGCGACCGACCAGGAGGTTCGTGCACCGGCACTGGATTACCTCCTGCGGCGGACCGGCCGGGTCGCCAGGGAACATGAGCGAGAACCCGCCCACGATGAACGGCTCACCCATCGGGACCCGCTGCTGATCGGCCAGCCGATGACTCGGCCTCGTGCGCGCATCCGCAGTACTCAACCAGACGCGCTCCAGCTGCTCGCCGGTTTCCTCCGCCAACGCCTCAAACACGTCGTGGCGGCCGGCGTTCAGCGCGCCGATCGCCTCACTGCGCGCCACCACGACCGCCCGATTCTGCCAGCGCGGCGTGGCGGTCGCCGAGAGCTGCTCGTCCACCCTGGCCGCCAGCTTCGGTATCGACTCCCCGAGGTTCACGCCCTGCGCCACCTGGCCGGCGATCAGGTCGTACACCTCGTCCGGCGTGCGAACCATGCGGTTGCGGACCTCGGCGAGATAGCGCGTGACGAAGATCCGCTGATCCCACGGATAGTCGTCCCCGAAGATCGCGGCGTACCCACGGCGCATGGCCGGTTCGATCGAACGCTCGATCACCAGGTCCACGGCTTCACGCCAGGACGGCTGCAGCGCCCAGATCGCATCCATGTCGGGCATGCGCCCCTCGCCGCGCAGCACGCGCCGGGACAGCCGCACCAGCCAGTCCGACAGCGCCGCCCAGAACGTGTCACGAATGTCACGCTCGGTGGCCAGCACGTCCAGGCGCCGATCGAGACGCTGCGGCAGCCACGGATCGCGCCCCCGCCCGTTCCACACCGGCTCGGTCACGGCATCTCCCCGGTCGCGAGGTAGAGCCCGGCGGCGATGCCGAGCACGATCAGGCCCAGCACCAGGATCGCCAGCTCCCCGTTCTCGTTCACGAGCCCACCGCCATCGTCAGCGCCACACTCAGCGCGGTCCACGCCGCCGCGTACGCGCCGACCCACGCCGCCACAGCGCGCGTCACGTGAACACCACGTACGCCACGCACGCCAGCAGCCATGCCGCACCGGCCAGGTAGGCCGCCACCCAGTGATCGGTCATGCCGTCACCAGGCCCCGGCCGCGATTGGCGATCTCCAAAGCGGCGAACAGCAGGTCATCGTGGTGGCGCATGCCGCGGGTCAGCAGCTCGGTGACGTACCCCGAGAGCAGTTGCTCCAGCCGATCGGCCGGCACGCCGAAGTCCGCGGCGGTCGCCTCGATGTGCGCCCACGATCCGCGGGTCACCGTCTCCGCCCTGGCCGGGCTGATCGGGCCGATCTGCGCGTGCAGTTCGTGACGCGGGATGTCATGCCACTTGCCCGCACGCTCGGCGGGGGTGGCCAGGCGCCCGCCGGCCAGCTCCAGCGCCCGTAGCACGTGCAGGCGGCACGAGGTGTTGAACACGATCTGTGGGGCGGGTGGTGCGGCCTGCAGCTCGGCGATCCGGCGATCGAGCATCGAGGCGGTCAGTGCGGGCTGCTCCGGTGGGGAGTCGAGCACCTGTTCGCCGGGATCGTCCTGAGCGTCACCGCCGGTGTTCTGATCCGCGGTCGGCGGGAGCCCGGCGCGCTCGATCGTGGGCAACCCCAGCGCGGTCTGGATAGCGGGATCCAGGATCAGGTCGGGCTGCGTCTGGATCAGCTTGAGCAGGATCTGCTGAGCACGCTCGGTGACCGAGGGCATCTGCTCGGGATCGAACGCCGCAGCCTTGACCATCTCTTCGTCCGAGATCAGGAACCGATCGTGCAGCTGCGCGGCCTCTTCGATGCGGTTGGGACGGGCGGCCAGGGTGGACGTGTCGAAGGCAAACGCGTATTTGCCGATGTCGGCTTCGCGGCCCATCGCGGCCAGGGCGAGGTTCAGGAAACCCCGGGTCAGGGCATCGGCGATCAGCGACAGGTAGCCGCCGATCCAGCGGGTGCCCTCCTCGGAGATCAGCCACGCCGTCCAGTGGTTCGCGTTGCCGATGCCGGTCAGTACCTCCTGGGGGATCTCAGCACTGGCCGCGACCCGGGCGATGGCGTCCTTGCGCATGTCGCCGATCTCGGCACTGAGTTCGGACCAGAACGTGATCGGGCGGATCTTGTCCACGTTGTCCATGAGGTGGTCCGGGACGGTGAACATGATCGGGACCATCGCGCTCGCCGTGCTCTGATCGACCATCGAGGCGGCCATGGTGCGCTGCAGGTACGCCATGAAACCGGCGACCCCGGGCGGGTCCTCCTCCTTGCGAGGGAAGTCGATCGACTCGGGGACCGCCATCATGCCGGCGCCGGTCAGCCGCGAGTCCAGCTCGGCGAACTCCCGCTTGGTCAGCAGCTCGATCTCCCGCAGCACGGGGATGGTAGAGCGCGCGAACGAGTCGGGCTGGTCGGGGTCGTTCGGGTGCGCCCGGTGACAGCGGATCAGCACGTCCACCTTGTCGGTGAGCTCCAGCCATCCGTCCCCGCGGTGCTTCGGGCGGCGCACCTTGACGCGACCGCCCTCGTTCTTGATCGCCGCTCCAGTGACCACGAACCACGAACCAGATGCCTCGTGCGCCCGCTGAGCGGCTCCCTCACCGACGAAATAGGCCTCCCCGGGGGTCGCTAGGTCAATACCCGCCAAACGGAGGTTCTCGTCTCTCTGAGCGCCTTTTCCGAGTGGGACAGCGGCCAGGAGACGAACCGCCTCGTCCGTGGTCTCCCCCGCCCCCTCGCCCGTCTCGTCCACCTCGGTCACGTACAGACGCGCTTTGGACACCGACTCGCCGATACGCCCGGCCAGGAAGTGCAGCTCCGGCACGATGTCGTAGAGCCGCCAGGCCTCGACCTGCCAGTCCTGGTTGCCGAACTTGTACGTCTTCCAGCTGGAACCCACCGACAGATCGACCATCGCGGTCGCCGCCGTCAGCGCCGTACGGCTCAGATCCCCGGTCACGGCCTTCGGCCGGCGAAGCGCCACGTGCTACCTCCCGAGGTTGTGAATCATGCCGGCGATCTGACTGAACGCCCCGACCAGCCCCAATCCAATCATGACAGGCTCGTCACCCCACAGAATGATAAGCGGAGCCATGGCTCCGCTTATCCAAATACTTGAGCACCAAACGCAGCTGACCAGGGCAGCAACGAAATTCCCGACCGTCCCAGGCCGGTCATCAAGCCATCCGATCAGCCCATCGCGCACCGGCTCGGTGATCACGTCCTGCACGACCAGCCCCGTCACCCGGGCCACCGCAAGGGCGTAGACCACGAGCAGGACTGCGGGCGGCACCTCGGCCAGGGATTCGATCACCCGGTCATCCTACGGGATCAGCGGACACACCCGCTTCCGGTCGGCCAGGGGAGAACCCCCGCCGAGATAGTTGCTCAAGCAAGCATCGTGTTTCGAACTTCCCTCCGGCCGAGCATCCGTTCCCCCTCCCCCTATTACTACGTATATAGGGGGAGGGGGAACTTGATTCGGGGGTGCTTTGGGTGTCAGAAAGATCTTGGAAAGACGGAGGGAACTTGGGAAACTCCAGGTCAGAGGGGGTGGGAAGACGAAGGGAACTTGATTCCTTAGGCATCGTTAAGTGTCTATTTCCCCTAGTCGCGTGATTCAAGTTCCCTTCGTCTTCCCACCCCCTCTGACCTGGGCTTTCTAGTTGATCTTGCTTTTTCAACCGTCTTTCCTTGAAGTTTCCTCCGTCTTTCGACGAAACTTGCCGTGAGCTGCGCAAACTCGAGCCGATGTCCGTTTTGCCCACCAGAAAGCCCCCCGCTCCAGTAGGAAATGCGAGGGGCTAACCGGAGCGCCTGCTCCACTTACGTGACTACAGTCCGACCCAACCACGTACACGCTCGGTGATCTCATCGGGCAACGGCACCCAACCCTCACGCCGCTCACAGAACCTCAGGTACGCCCTGAGCGCCCCGGTGTCCGGCCAGACCCTCCCGTCCAGCAGGAACCGGCGGATCACGGGGTCGTAGCGCACCAGCATCACGTCCCCCTCCGGGGACTCCCACCAGCCCGTAGCCAGCTCCTGAGCATCCCGGTCGGGCTCCGTCACCCGCCCCCGCTCTGCTCCTCTGGCCGAGCGCCGCAGCCACCACCACCTCACGACATCCCCTCCACCCTCTCTGACCTGGAGTTTCCCAAGTTCCCTCGATCTTTCGATCGTCTTCCCACCGGCCCCTAGAACAGCGAATCGAGCAGCGCCTCAGCCTCACGGTTGCGGCGGATCCAGCCCTTGCGGGTCAGCCCCCTGGCCGCCCCGATCAGGCCGGCCGCGGTCAGCTCGGCCAGCACGAGCGGCGCCGCGCTGACGATGCCACCCTCGCGGTTCGCCGTGGCGTTGAGCAGGGCGGTCACGGCTTCGGAGCTGATCGACTTGTTGTTCTGGTTCATGCCGAGTAACTTACCATGCATCGCAGTAAGGTTCAACCCCACCGATCGGAGCACCCCGTGAGACATCAGGCCACCGGCAGTATCTCGATCAGTACCGACGCCTTCGCTGAGGCGGTCGCCGAGCGCCTCGCCCCGCTACTGCAGCCCGCCCCCGTCCTACTCACCCCCGAACGGGTCGAGGCCGTTCTCACCACCGCGACCGGCAGCATCGAGGCTCTGCGCACCAACCCGTTCTCCGACCGCCAGATCGCCGCTCAGCTCGAACGCGCCCTCTTCGCCGCCGGGTACACCCTGGCCGAGATCCCCGACCTCACCGACGATCAGGACCTCACCGAGAAGCAGGAGGGATTCTGGGGTCGCCATCACCCGAACAGCTGACTTGCCAACCTCTGAGACATCGCTGTAAGGTTCATCGCATCGACAACGAGCAAGGGGAAGGAAACACATGCTCAACGGCATGCTGACGGGTCGCTCCCGTCTCGCCGCGAGGTTCGCTCTGCAGCCGCAGGACGACCGCCCGGTGGACTACATCGGCCGGCACCGCGCCGCCGAGGTCCCGATCGCCCAGCAGGCGATCGTGGTCCCCGCCCAGCGCCCGCAGGCCGCGCAGCACGGTACGGCGGTCATCGCATGAGCCGCGAGGCACACGCCGAGTCCGTGGCGGTCGCACGCGCCGAGGTGGAGGCGGTCATGCACCGGCTCATGGCGGCCAGGGAGAAGCAGCAGGAGGCCCTCGGCGCCGTCGCACGGGCGGTCGGTGACGATCCTGTCTCCGACACGGGGCGCGCCGCCTTCGAATACGTGGCCTCCCTGGCCGACCATATCGACGAGCTCATTCGCATCGCGGACAACTCGATGACCCTGCTCGACAACTACGGCAGCGGGTTCTGACGTGAGCTGGGAGGCTCACCGCGAGTCCGTCACATTCGCCAAAGCCGGCCTCGTGGATCTGATGGAGAAGCTGGAACTGGCGCAACAGGCGCAGGACATCGCCCTGGCGCTCGTCGCGACCGCCACGGGGAGGCCGCCCACCATCGACTCGGCGCAGGCCGCCTTCGAGCACACCGCCAAGATCGGTGCCGACCTCAACAACGCCATCATGTCGGTGGTGGCCGCCCGTGAGGGTCTGAACGACTATTTCAACAGGTTCTAGGACGGAGACCGAGAGCATGGCCAAGCACGCCGGGCACGACACGAGCGGCGCCACCACGTCGCAATGGCTCAACCCCCAGAACCCATACACCGGGGACGGGCGCACGTCGCGTCAGCCGCACGACCCGGTCACCTCGACCACCGTGGACAAGAGCGGCGAGCGCATTCGCAAGCGCAGCTGATCGACCTCACATCGCAGAGCGCCGCACCTCGTCACGGGGTGCGGCGCCTTCGCGTTCAGCGAAAGGAATGATCATGTCGTACCGCAGCCGCCCGCCGAACAAGCCCCGGCCGCGCCCCGTGGGAGCCCCGCGCCCTCCCGGTCGCCCACGGGTCACCGCGAACGGTGACAGCTGCGCTCACGAGTCCGGCGGGTGTGCCGTGCTGGCAGTGCTCTTCCTGGCCGCGGTCACATTGACCGCCGGCGGAGTGCCCTTGTTAGCGAGCTACCTACTGATGTAGGCTGCAAAGTGTCGGTAAGAGGGGGTCGCGGTTCCTACTGCTCCCGCGGCCCCCGCCACCGATCGCATACGCAGGACGGCACGGGTGGGTGTCGAGACGAGGGAAGAACGTCGGCAGGGCGCCGGTCAGCGATGGCCGGTCGAGCCGGCGAGACAGGCCCTGCACCGGTTCGGTGCAGGGCCTGTTCTATGTCCTGCGCTCAGCGCACTTTCGGCGCCGAGGTTACGGGCTCGACCTGCGGCCTGATGCCGGCCAGGGCGAATCCCGCCAGGATCACCGCC